ACTGCGAAAAGCTTACGCCCTCTTTGTTATCAAACGCAACCCACTTGTCATAAATAGCTTTGTTACAATCATCCTGTGACTGCGTATATCCAGGTGTTTGAATTTGAATCTATGTACCCGTCACCAGTACAAATATATGTACCATATCGCGGGGTGTCGTCTCCATCATGAATTTATTCTGTTATTATGCCAGGTTAGCTCAATTAGGTAGAGCAGCCGTTTTGTAAGCGGCAGGTTGTGGGTTCAAGTCCCCCACCTGGCTCCACCGTTCCGGTTCATACCGGGGCGTCATGGCTCCCAGCGCCGGTCAAGTCTGGGGTACGCGGAGGGCAATCTCTCCGTCAAATCAGTGGGTGAAATAAACTCGCTGGACGCTTTATTCTGGTCTAACCCCCAGATGCTAAAGCAATGGCAGAGCAGCGGCACACTGCCTCAAAACTATTCCGTTGGCACCTTCGGGCAGGTAACAGTCCACCTTGCCGGGTTCAAAGCCGTCTTTACGGCAGTCTTAACACGCAGCACCCAGCATGAAACCGATCGGCAGAACTTTTGGTCAGCTTCCAAACATCTTTCTGGCCAATGACAAGATGGGAAAGTCCTCCGGGCTGCGGCGAGTAATAAGCAGCGGTAAGTACCTATCGACATATGGTGAGACGGCTAAGCACGTCACTGGTACCTCAAGGGTGGGATGCCCTTTCACACGGAGCAATACTCAAGCTGGTTTAAGAGGCGTCCCTGCTAAGGACGTAGCCAACAACCCCGCCTAAACCGGTCCTCCGGTTATAGATGGGATTTACGGGGAAACTCGTAAGTCCGGTTGGTTAGCCTAAGTCTGCTGCTCCGGCAACAGGAAACTACGTTGTGTACCAATAATATAGGCACCTTACTCATGCTCCACAAGTGGTAAGCTCTGCGGACGGCTCGTTAAACATCTCTGAGGGTAGGAGAAGTGCGGACGTCATGTCGAAAGGCTAAAACGGTATAACAACATTGGCGATGTGGACCACAGGGCGCAAGCCCTGACTTATTGATTTATTATTTACGAAAGGGGTGCCTTGCATGAGCACTTGTGCTTGTGTTTTCAGTAAAAGCGGCAAACGCCTGATGCCGACCATCCGTCTTGGCAAGGTGCGCCATCTTCTGAAAGACGGAAAGGCAAAAATTATTAAGCATCATCCGTTTACCATCCAGTTGCTGTATGACAGCGAAACGAATATTCAACCCATCGAAATCTGCGAGGATGTGGGTTACAACTACATTGGCATCAGCGTGAAAAGCCAATCTCACGAATATGTGTCTGTACAATATGATACATTGCAGGATGAGAAAGACTGCCACGATAGTTGTCGTAAGATGCGCCGCATCCGTAGAAACAGGTTACGTTACCGCAAGCCGCGTTTCGATAATCGTAAGCGTAATAAAGGTTGGCTTGCGCCCTCTCTTGAACATAAGAAAGAACTCAATGTTAATGTCATCAAGATGTATTGCAAGGTAGTTCCTATTACGCATGTAACTGTTGAAGTTGGTTCTTTCGACACAATGCTTGTAAAAGCCATCCAAGAGGGTAAAGCTATACCGGAAGGCGCAGATTATCAAAAAGGCCCTCGCTACAATTTGGCCACACTACGTGAAGCGGTTTTTTTATCGCGATAAATATACCTGCCAAGTTTGCGGGCGCAAGGCTAATGAAGGTGCAATTCTGCATGTGCATCACATGTTCTACTGGAAGGGTCGTCACGGCAATAGTCTCAGCGAACTTCTTACTGTGTGTGAAAAATGCCATACACCGGCTAACCACCAACAAGGCGGCAAGCTCTACAGATTTGGTGAAAATATAAAGTTCGCCAATCTTTCCGGTGCGGCATTTATGAATACTGTGCGCTGGCAAATCGTCAATGAACTTTACACTGCTTTTGGCAAGCTGTTCGTCACATTCACTTATGGTGCGATGACCAAGGAAAAGCGGATTGCCTTTCATCTTGAAAAGTGTCATAACAACGATGCGTATGCAATGGGGAACTTTCATCCAGTTGACCGCTGCGCGTTTGAACATTATAAAAAGGTGAAACGCAATAACCGCATTCTCGAAAAATTTCATGACTCCCAGTACATTGACATCCGCACCGGCAAAGTGGCTAACGGCAGAAGCCTCTTTAACGGTAGAATCAACCGCAGCCATAAAAAGAATTCCGAGAACCTGCACAAGTATCGTGGGAAAAGGACTCGTAAAGGCTACCGTGCTCTACGCCGCAAAAAGGTAGCCCTCAATCCCGGTGACTTGGTTTCTCTTAACGGAGAAATTCTTGTTGTCCATAGCACTCATGCCGGAAAGAATGGTTATGTAGGCGTAGAATTCAAAGCTCCATCAAAAAGCGGCAAAAAGTCTGCCAGTCTCAAAAAACTAAAAATTGTTAAAACATCAAACTCCATGCGCTCTGCGTGGACTAAAGTATCTTAAAAACGTTTGTACTTACCAAGTATACCTCAAATATACTCTTGGCCAGCGCATTCCTCACCGCCTAAGTCGCAGGTGACTATAGACGGTATAACATGCCCCCATATCTCAATGGTAGAGAAGCGGCCTTATAGCCCGCCTAGCACCAGATTAGTGCGTAATCCCTGTTCAAGTCAGGGTGGGGGTACCAGCCTTACGGACTTGCCGTAAGGGATTGAAACCGTTTTTTGATGGTTTATCGGTGATAACATAAAAACCACCGTTTCGGTATGGCAGCACCGATCAATGGCCAAACCTGCCACCCAATCATCCCGCTGGTAAAACCGTGCTCTAGCACCGCACTCCGGTCATATCCGAGCGCTTATCCAAGTCGGCTGGGTTCTGTGATAGACAATCACTTCAACTGCGGTGGGATGATTTTTTTCTTTGGTGTCTCGCCTTTCACGGCGTTTCATATTCCCGGCAAAGTCCCTGGTACCTACAGGCACCGCCTTCACGGCCTGCCCCGCATACCGCTTCCCGGTCATACCCGGAAGATTGAATTTCCTAAGATGATGTCATCATACAAGTTCTCGCTATGCCGGCTCGAACTTGTCGTTTGCCGGGATTTTATTTTTTTGATTCTATTTAGGGGGAATTTATCTTGTTATATACAAAACAGGAAATTCAATCTTTCTCTGATGAATTTATTTATTCTCGTATGAAAGAACTATTATCCCCTCCTCTTTGTCGTGACATTCCTGAATCTGAACAAGTGGACTGTTTGTTTTGTCTTGAACGTTATGACTGTGCAAATTCCATCCCGCCAGAATTTTTTCAGCTTAATGATGAATTTCAACGGAGAAGATATATAAATCGAAGGAGAACTGCCAAATGAAATCCCGTCCCACCCCTGCCAACCTTTATACCACCCGCCGCATCGGCCTTAAGCATTGGCTAGACCACTGGCTAGACCCTGAATCTAAAACCCTTTTCTCTCAGGGCAAATATCCTACCAAACTAACCTATTGGGATCTTCCCGACTGTTTTCTTTCCGGCACTTACTATGGTGCAAAGGGTTATCTCCGCACTGATTCCATCAAAGGTCTTTGGTATCAGCCCTGTTATCACACCAATCACATGTTTAAGGACGATTTCCTTTACATCTCTTATCAGCACCCCATTTCATCTTGTCCTTTATTAGATACTTACCTCTCTTCCCCTGATTCCAAACTTTATGATGAAGTTATTTTCGGCGGTATCATCCCACATTTCCTCCGCTTTGCAGAGCAGTATTCTTTGTATGATTGCACTTCCATCTGGTCGCAGATCGAAGAAAAACGCACCTGGCTCAAAGCCAACTATCCTACAGATTATCGCCATGAAGTTTTGATCCCCGATGCCGAAACGTTTTCCGGCCACTATCACAAAATTAAAATTCCCTGAATCCTCTTTCACTGAATTCTTATTCAGCAAAAAGCCATAAAGCATCGCAGCTCATTTTCTGCGGGGCTTTCTATTTTTTACTCTTTTTTCAAAGGGGGTGTTTCCATTCCAATCGCATTTGTCCTTCTCATAATCCTCGCAGCCATCCTTTTTTGGGCTTGGCTTTCCCCGCACTATGATGAATTTGGTTCCAAAATTCTCAATTTCTTCCGTCAGTTCACCAACAAAAAATAAGGAGTTTTTCAATGAACAAAACCGTTGGCGCAGTTATCTCTGCCTTTGTCATCATCTTCTGCATCGTTATCGCCCTGTTCTGTACCGTCCGCATTCCCGCTGGTTACGTTGGTGTTATCTATAACATGAATGGCGGCGTGGCCGAAACCACACTCTCTCAGGGTTTTCATCTTGTCAAACCTACCCAAAAAGTTACTACCTACACCATCGGCATCGAACAGTCTTACCTCACCTCCGGTTCGGACGGTGATTCCAAAGGCGATGAATCCTTCGAGGTCCCGTCCAATGATGGTAAGGGCCTTACGGTCGATATGACTTTTACCTACCGTTTTGATTCTGATAAGGTTGCTGATACCTTCACCCGTTTCAAGGGTCAGTCCGGTAAAGACGTCAAAGAGGTTTTTATCAAGCCCAACATCATGTCCTGGACCAAAGAGGTCACGGCCAAGTATTCCGTCATTGATCTGCTTGGCGACCAGCGTGCTTCCCTCAACTCGGAACTCACCGCCTACCTCAAGGATAAGTTCGAGCCTTACGGTATCATCATTGAATCCGTTTCTCTGATCAATATCGACCCCGATGACGAAACCCGTGCTGCTGTCCAGAAAAAGGTCAACGCTCAGCAGGATCTGGAACTGGCAAAGATCGAGCAGCAGACCGCCAATGTCAATGCCGAAAAAGAAAAAGAAGTCGCTATCACGAAAGCCAACCAGGAAAAAGAAACCGCTCAGATCAACGCCGAAGCCAAACTGATCGAAGCCCAGGCTCAGGCTGATGCCAACCGTCTGATCTCCCAGTCCCTCACCCCGGAACTGATCCAGCAGCAGATGTATGAAAAATGGAATGGTCAGCTTCCCACTGTCCAGGCCGGTTCCGATGCTCCCATTATTGTCGATACCACCAACTAAATCATGTTCCGCATTTGGAGGTGTTCTCATGGTCATTCTTAATTCCGGTACCTTATTGTTTCTTGTCCTGCTTGCTTTTGCTGCCGGCTTCCTTGTTGATGCTGCCATCGGTGTCCGCTCCCATCTTCATGATAAGGAGGATTGAATCATGAACACTTCTAAACCTAACCCGCACACAATCACCCCCACCACCGTCATGGAATCTGATTTCGATGAACCCACGCCTCACCGCAAACCCGGCAAATCCACCGGTCGTCCCCGCTCCCGGCACAAGCACATGTATACCCTCGGCTGGGCCTCTTATACTTTCGCTTCTCATCTTACCGGCAAAACGTTCACCCGCTACCTGCCCGTCAATTATTGCACCATCTGCGGCCGTCTTGGTGGCGTGTCAGTTTCCCAATTTACCGGTCAAGAACCCAAAGTCCCTCCCATTGGCTCCAAGGTGTTTGTTGTGCCGTCTTTCGGCACCAACGCTTTAGATCTTAATAATTTTATCATTTTCAAAGGAGAATAATTATGAAACCTAAGTTCCATCTTGGCGATCGTGTCACCGTCATCAAACCTTATGTTGCCCCCGTCCCCGATTATGTCAAGGACAGCGAAATTTTCAACGATTTGTACAAGGCTTTTGGCTTGGATAAAGATATCCGTGGTGTCAAGCCCGGCGATACCTATACCATCATTGAAGCCGAATCCAAACCTCGCACCCGTTCCGACGGCAAAACTGTTTATGCTTATTCCTACCAGGGCAAAAGCGGCAAGCGTTCCAATTTTGTCTTGTGGGAAGATGAAATCAAGCTGGTCGAAGCCACCAAGCCCGCCCCGGAAGACGATGACGAAGAGCCGGATACCGTCACCATCGAGATCGAAGTCTCCCTGGACGATAAGGCCGAAGCTCACCGCATCGCTCACAAAGCTGTCGAGCTGGCTTTCAAGTCCTATGCCGCTATCACCAAGGCCATCAATGATCCCGCCTCCATCACCTGGACTGATGATGAAATCGCAGCAGCCCGCAAAAAGGTTGTTGAACTGTCCTCCCGCGTCACGGAACATGGCGGCGATATGATCTTCCAGCGTTCCGGCAATACCGTATGCTGCATGGTTTACACCTCCAGCTTTGACGATGAATCCGCTTTCAAAGGTTTCGCCAAGCCTTTCGATCACGACCCCTTCAATGAATGGATCGGCAAGTGTGTCGCCGCCTGCAAAGCTATGGGTGAACCCATCCCCAGCTTCATCACACACAAAAACACCAAACAGGATGCTGCGTGATGGGCACAACACACGAATTTACCACCCGCATCCGCAGCTTTGCCGAGTGCCAGCGTCTTAACCAGGTCGCCAAAGAATGCGGCCAGGTCGTTGTCATCGACCGCAACGGCAACCAGGCCAACGCCAAAAGCCTGCTCTCCCTTATGAGCCTGGACTATTCCGCATCGGTTCGCATTGTGGCCTCCACAGCGGAAGAACTCTTTGCCCTGTATACCGCCCTTCTTGCCTTGAAATGATTTGTCAGGAGGTGTCCGCCACGTTCATCCTACCGCGCTCCCCGCCCCCGTTTTTTCGTCAAACCACCGCAATCATTTTTTCACTTATCTTAACGGGGGTGTTCTTACATGTTTATCTGCAATGTCTGCAAAAAGATTTTTCCTGATTTCAAAAGTTACGGTATGCGCATGAACTACCGCTTCGGCTATGGCTCTGAAAATGACGGCGATATCTTTGACCTCACCGTCTGCGATTCCTGTGCCGATACTGTTGCCAACGCCATTGAATCCGTCTGTGCCATCAACCCCCATCTCACCGTCGATGATGCCTTCTTCCCCTGCGATGAACCGTGTTCCGGCGATTGCTCTAACTGCTCCGGTGATTGTGCCGCCTCCCAGGACGATGAATCCTATGATTTCGAGGATGACGAGACCGATGAAGACGATGACGATGACGATTTTGACCCTGATTTTGGCGGCTGATTAACCCCGCCTTTTTATTTTTTCTTTTCTAATTACAAGTTTTCGCAACTATGCCATATTAAGGAGTCCTTTATGCCTAAAAAAAACAACACCATCACCTTCAACTTTGTTGGTGATTTTACTCCTTCCACCAAAAATGATCTGCTTACCTCCACCCCGGCTACTTACGGCGGCATGTCTGATACCCGCCTCCAGCTCAGCTTTGGTGTCAAGGTCGGCAGCAGCCTTCAGTTCGTCTCCCTGCTGGATACTTCTCGCTCCGGCGATGTCATCAAAACTTACGACCGGGATAATAACCCCATTGATATCCGCTGGTCTGACCGCCTTGACCCCGATGTTATTTCCAAAGTTGCTCCCCACCGCACCTATCGCACCAACATCGGCTCGGATGAAACCAGAACCTTCATCACCGGCTATGACCTGGCCGAGTACCTGGCCGAAGCTCTCAAGAACTATACCGGCCGCATCACCGTCAATGGCCGCATGGTCCTCCGTTACGATTCCAAAGGCATCCTGCGTCGCAACTTCAACATTGATTCCGTTTGGAAACCTCTGCTCGATAAAGACGGCGAACCGGTCGAAAAGCCCAAGCTGGCCATCATGGTTCCCTTCATCTTCAACAAGGATTGTATCGACAAAGCCGACCTCAAGGAAACCGGCAAGATCTACGTCAACGGCTATGTTGAATCCTACATCAACAAGGACGAAGGCGATAAGTATCTGCCCTTGCAGATGATCTTCAATACTGCCGTCTACAACATGGATGATCCCGGTGAAAAGTCCACCTATGAGTACCGCATGGGCGAGCTGGATACCAAAGCCAAAACGATGTTCTGCATGATGTGGGAAGGCCGTGTTGTCAACGGTGCTGAAGAAAAGCCGTTCGATGAATCCTGTCTTACTCCCTTCCAGCTGCGTTCCATCAAGGCCGGCAATGCCACTCTTGAAGATTTCCGTCCCCGCGGCTCCATCTACGGCAACCGTGTTCAGGAACTCCGCCTCATGCGCCCCATGCCCCGCAATGATTTCAAGGATGGCCCGATCGACCTCGGTCTCAAGAATTCCGAGTTTGTTGACCTGATCTACACCCCCACCAAGGATGAATCGGTTGCCGATATGGAAAAGTCCGCCAAAAAAGAGCCTGAAACCCCGCCCTTCACCGCCCCCACCTCGCGGGATGAAGACGAGCTGTTTTAATTAACCACCAACACAAAAGGAGCGTGAACCTATGGCATTCAAAATGAATCAGATCAGCTGCGATCTTGCCAGCTACCCCTATTACATGCTGCTGTCCCCGCGCAAATTCGGCAAAACAACCTGGTGGCGCAACCTCGTTGTCGCCGCCTGGGGCAATGCCTCCAAGGGTCTGCTCATCTCCTGCGGCACCGAGTCCGGCTTCCACCACCTCGATAATCTCCAGGTCGAAGAAGCCCTCACCTGGGACGATGATTACGACGAAGAAACCGGCCACCGCGGCCTTGTCCAGATTGTCGATGATCTGATCGAAAACAATGCCGACTACGGCATCAAGGGTGTCTGCTTTGATACTTTTGATACCCTCTTTGATATCGCCACCGATGAAGTCATGAGGGAATCCCGTCGTGAAACCGGTAAGTCCTGCAAATCCATCAATGATGCTTTCGGCGGCTACAACCGCGGCTCTGACCGCCTGATTAAAATCATCAACGATCAGCTCTCCCGCATCCGCAACGCCGGCATCGCCGTCTTCATCCTGTCCCATACCAAGTTTAAGGAGCGCACGGACCCCCTCACCGGCGAAAAGTATGAGCAGCTCACAAACCTCATGCAGGACCGTACATACAGCGCCATTGCTGATAACGCCCAGATGGTCATGGTTGGCACCATTGAGCGCGATATCGCATCCGGCAAAATCGAAAACGAAAAACGTGTCATCCATCTGCGCGGCACCTCCACCATTGATGCCGGTTCCCGCTTCAATGACCTGCCCGAAACGATCACCCTTGATCCGCAGGATTTCCTCGCCGCCTTCAAACAGGGTGTCGCCGGTGCTCACACGGTTGCTCCGGTTACAGATAAGCAGATCGATGCTGCCGCCAAGGCCGAGCAGAAAGCCGCCGCCAAACAGGCAGCCGTAGCCCGCAAAAAGGAGGAAGCCGAAAAGCAGGCTGAACAGGACGAATCTCACCGTGATGAATATTACAACACCATCGTCAATGGCTTCTCCAATGCCTCAGATGAAATCAAAGCCAAAGCCAAGGAGCTGTTGGCCGCTACCGGTGAACCCAAGTTCTCCTCCCCCAACATCCCGGCTGCAACCCTGCGCCAGATCGCTGACCTCTTCGCAGCGTAAAGGTGGTGTCAAACATGGCAGCACCCAAAGTCCGTAAAGGCCGCCGCGTCATCTGTCACGCCACCGGCATCTATGGCAACTCGCTGGATTATTTCAAAGCCCCGGATGGTTTTTATTACCAAACCAAAGAGCTGTATGAGCAAAAAAAGCAGGAATCTGATTATTACCGTCAGGTCGTTACCCGTATGGCCTCCTATATGGGCTATGAACCGGGCGATGTTTTCCCAACGGTCATCACCCGCGGCCTCATGCAATTCAAGCATTACGGCTATGCCGCTGTCCTTGCCACCATGGAGGAATGTCAGTCCAAAATTGAATACGCTCTGGCTTCCCGCTCTTTCGGTTCGGACTATCAAAAAGCATCCTACCTCATGGCCATCCTTACCAACAATATCAACGATGTTGCCCGCCGCCTCAAATCTCAGCAGGAATTTGAATCCCGTCAGGCTGCACCCCAACAGGCTCCGCCCCCGCAGGATTTCACTTCCGCTGCTCAGCCCAAAGATATCACAGATTTTCTGGAAGGCGGTGACTAAATATCGAACTCCAAACCTGTCTTGATAAAATCAATACCTCCCGCGCTCAAGACGAAGCCTCTTTTGTCTTCTGCCTCTGGAAAGAACCGGTTTTGTTTGGCGAGTACGATCAGGTCAACTTCGGCAATGATTTAACCATCAAAACCAAAGATGCCCTCTTCTATTACCAGCTTGGCCGCGGCATGTATGATTCCGGCTTCCGCAATTTCGACAGCATTTCGGTCGATACTTACCTTTCGGATAAAGCCGATACCCGCAAAGTCTTCTCGGCCTACGGCGGCTACCCGGAAGTCGAAAAGCTCAAATCCCTTGTGGATGTTGATAACGTCGAAGCCTACTTTGACCGCATCTCCAAGCTCAATACTCTCTCTGATCTCTGCGAGCAGTTTTTCAAAACTTTCCAGGATACCTCCCGCTTTGATTCCATGTCCAACTCCCAAGTCTACGATTTTTTCGATTATCAGCTCAACACCATCAGCATGAACTCCACCCGCGATATGAAAGTCGAATCCGTCGCCTTTGATGAATCGTATATCACAGAGCTGGATAAGGGCGAAGCGGTCGGTCTGAATTACGGTAAAAACTGCCCCCGCCTCAACTGGGCCACTCTTGGCCTCCCTCTTGGTGATCTTTACATGCTGGGCGGCTTCTCCGGCACCGGCAAAACCTCTTTCGTGTTTGAAAATATGATCCTGCCTTTAACCGAATCCGGTGTCAAGTGCTGCATCATTTCAAACGAAATGCAGGTCCGTGCCTACAAACAGCTGCTCACCATCCATATCCTCACCAATGATCTCGGCTACTGGAAAATGACTCGCAAGCATCTCAAGGTCGGCAAGTTCACGGATGAACAAAAAGAAATGCTGCTTAAAGCGGCAGCCATCAGCCAAAAGAAATACTCTTCCATCCGCTTCATCAAAATGTTCGATAACGATACCTCCCGCGTCATCAAGTCGGTTCGCAAATATTCCAAACTCGGCTACCAGATGTTCCTGTGGGACACCATGAAGTCGGACGATGACGGCGGCAATATGGAAATGTATCGTCAGCTCTTGCAGTCCTCGCGCAAAATTTTCCAGTGTGCCAGCCGGGAAAACGTCTCCATCGTCTGTACCTATCAGCTGGCTCTCTACATGAAAAACCAGCGCTTTCTCGATGCCTCCACCCTTTCCAACGGCAAACAAATCAAAGAGGTCTTTTCCGAAATGATTTATATCCGGGAACTCTGGCAGGATGAATACACCGGCGAGAAATGTGATTGTCACGCATACACCCGCACCCGCAAACCGGATGGCACCTGGGAAAAATTCACCACCCCCATCACGCTGGATAAAACCAAAAAGTACATCGTCGCCTTTCTCGATAAAACCCGTAACGATGAAGACGGTCAGCAATTTTTGTATGAAGCAAACCTCAGCTGGAACAACTGGAAAGAGGTCGGCTATTGTACCATCCGCAATGACCATGTAGCCATCGGCCGTTAAAGGGGGTGCGCCCATGAACGCGGCACTCCTCTCCCAGCGCCTGATCGGCCACTCGGATGATATCTACACCATCCTCGAAACCCTCGGCTATGAAAACATTACGTTTAATTCAGCCAAAGCCCAGTTCCGCTTTTCACGGGCGGACGGCACCAACCCTACCAGCATTGTTCTAGATGTTGATTCTTTACGGTTTTATTGCTTTTCCACCAACGGCAAAGGCAATCTTTTCACTCTCATCATGTCGCGCCTGAACTGCACTTTCCCGGATAGCTTAACCTTTGTCACCACCGTTCTGGATCTCGACCAGAATGATTTCTCGGCCAAAGTTCACTACCCCTTCGGCGGCTTCTACCGCAAGCTCCTCCCTGATCAGCCGGAGAATTACTCCGTGCCTCCCATCCCGGAGGAAACGTTGCAGCAATACTTGGGCAAGTACAACCAGATGTTCTTCCGCGATGGCATTGATTATGTAACGCAGGAAAAATTTCAGGTTGGTTATGATTTTCTTTCCAACCGTATCACCATCCCGGAGCGCAATTTTGATGGCCAGCTCTGCGGTATCATGGGTCGCTCCAATGACCCCAACTGCCCCCATCAGGACCGCTGGTATCCCATCGTAAGCTGCCCGCGCAGCAAAACCCTGTTTGCCCTGCAGCAAAATTACCAGCGCATCATCGAAACCCAGAACGTGGTCCTTTTTGAATCAGAAAAAGCCCCTATGCAATGCGCATCCTTCGGTGCCCATATCTCGCTCGGTCTCTGCGGCTGCCATGTCTCTCAGGCCCAGCGCAGCATGATTTTTTCTCTTCGCCCCAAAACTATTGTTCTCGCTCTCGATGAAGGATTAGAAGAAGATGCCGTGCGTGAGGAAGCCGCCAAGCTTGTCCAGAACAATTTAATCCTAACTACCAGGGTCGGCTATGTCTGGGACCCTGACCACGATATTATCCCCGCAGGCAGCAAACAAAATCCCGCCGACCTTGGCCGCGATGCCTATGTCGCCTGCCTGCAAACGAAAGTGAGGTGGTTGTAATCGAACGCGCCAAAGACCCCCGCCTGCAAGAACTTTTCAATGCCGGCGTAAATGTATACAGTTTTTCCAAATTAGGCACCATTGAGCAGTGCCAACTCCAGGCGTGGTACTCCTACATCAAGCATGAACCCGGACTTCAAAGTGTCTATGGTCTGCTAGGAGGAGCATCCCATCAAGTTACAGAAGACCTCATCGAAGGCAAAGCAACCTGTGATGACCTCCTTCCCGCTCTACATAGTGCCCTGGATGAATGTGATACCCTCGGCCTTACCTTCCCCAAGGATTTTCGCGGCAATGATTCCATCAAAGAAAAATGGATCAAGGATATGACCCACTTTTGCCAGAACTTCTACCCGCCTCGCGGCAAGTACATTATCGAGCAGTTGGTTATCCTTCGCGTCAGTCCTACCCGCGCCCTGCAAGGCTATATTGATTTAACCAAGCTGAATGATGACGGTACGGTATCTGTCTATGACCTTAAAACCAGTTCCCGGTATAAACCGTCAGATTTATTGGAGCATGGTCGCCAGCTCGTGATCTACGCTATGGCATTGGAACAGGCCGGTTACACAGTCAAAAATCTCGCCTGGATCATGCTCAAGTATGTCGAGATCCGTTACACCTGGTACGCCACATCCCGTTCGCGCAACAAGACCCAGTGTATCCGCATCGTCAACCGCTCCAAAATTTACGATACTATCGCCCCCGCGGTCGAATCCGCCTGCCGCGATGCCGGTATGGATGAAGCCGAGATTGAATTTGCCATGCTGGATTTCAAAGAAACGAATCTTCTTGGTCCCAGGTTCCCCATGTCGGTCGCCCAGCAGTTCATCATCAAACCTTTTGTAGAGCCTTACCCCTACACCCCGGAACTCAAGCAGGAAGCTCTTACTTATATCAATAAGGTCGCCGATATCTATGAGTCCCTGCCCCAGGATGAAACCACTCCCTGGCCTGCCCGCAAGGTCGATAAGGACAGCGCTTTCTTCTGCAATAACCTCTGTAACTACCGCAAAATCTGCCCCGCCATCCGGGATTATAACGCCCAGGCCCTCATCGCAGACCCGCCCAAAACCGAAGCTGATTTGTTCTAAAGGAGCCGCCCATGACTACCCGTTCCCCGCCCCCGCAGGGCTTTTGAAATAAATTACAGGAGGTGAATAAAAAATTTCCAGTCCAAATTACCTCTGCTATCACCTTCACGATGATGAAGGCTCTGTTCTTGATTCCTGTACCAAATATAAGGATTACATTAACCTGGCCGTTCAAAGCGGCATGACTGCCCTTGGTTCCTCCAACCACGGTACCCTGCTGAACTGGACAGCTAAAAAGCAGGCAGCAGAAAAAGCCGGCCTCAAGTACATCTTCGGCGTTGAATGTTATCTTACCGACCGCCTTACTCACCAATCTCCCGGAGAAGATAAGCCTCATAAGCTACGCGATAACTACCACACGGTTCTGATCGCCCGCAACACCAAAGGCGTTATGGAGATCAATAACCTTATCAGTCTTTCCAATCGGGAAGATCACAAGTATTACAAACCTCGTGTCACCTTCGATGAATTTTACAACCTGTCTGATAACGTCATCGCCACCTCCGCCTGCCTTGCCAGCCCTCTGCATCACTACACTGCGGACGTTGAAGATTTTGACCCCGCCCGTTATGAGCAGTTGATTCAACGCTACGACTTTCTGGAGATTCAATACCATAATTGCAAAGAACAGATCGAATTCAACCAGTACCTCTATGAGCTGTCTCAAAAGTATCACAAGCCCCTCATCGCGGCCACCGATACCCACAGCTCCACCACATATAAAGCCGAGTGTCGTAAAGTCCTCATGGAAGGTAAAGGTATTGAGTTTACTGGCGAAGATGAGTTCGATCTTACTTTCAAAACTTACGAGCAGCTGGTTGCGGCCTTTGAGCAGCAGGATTCCTTACCGCGTGAAGTCTGGATGCAGGCGATTGAAAACACCAACTGTCTGGTTGACTCCACCAAGGGTTTCAAGCTCAATACCAAAGCCCGCTACCCTATTTTGACCGGCTCTGTGGAGTCCGATGCTAAAGCCTACATCGAGCGCACCCACACCATGTTGGAAGATAAGATCCAAAAGGGCATCATTCCCCAAAATGAAGTCGCCGCTTTCCGCAAAGATATCGAGGAAGAGCTGGCTGTTTTCAAAAAGGTAAACATGCTGGGCTTCATGCTGTCGATGTCGGACCTTATGATTTGGGCCAAACATGAAAAGAACATCCCCATTGGTCCCAGCCGTGGTTCTGTGGCCGGTTCCCGTGCGGCTTTTGTTACAGACATCATCGACGTTGACCCCGTTCGCTGGAACCTCGTTTTCTCTCGCTTCTGTAATGAAAACCGTGTCGAAATTGGTGACGTGGACATTGATACTCCTGATGCTTACCGCCCCCTGATTTACGATCACATCTTTGAATCCTTTGGCCAACGCAAATGCGCCTATGTACTGGCTCTCGGTACTGTATCCGACAAAGGTACGATTGATGAAATTGGCCGTGCCCTCGCCAAACGCTGGCAGAAAGCCAATCCCACCAGCTCTAAAGAATTTAACCCATGGTCGCTCGATCGTATCGCTCAAATCAAAGACGAATACGATGCCGATTCCGAAACCTGCAGAACGAATTATCCTGATCTTTTCTATTACTTTGATGGCATCAAGGACACAGTAGTTTCTCTTTCTCATCACCCGGCCGGCGTTATCATCGCTCCCATTGATTTGTACGAACGTTACAGTGTCTTCCGTGATAAAGACGGCCTGCAAGTTCTTGCGCTGGATATGGACGCCTCTCATGCTGTGGGTTTGGCCAAATACGATATCCTCGGTTTGTCAACAATTGCCCAGCTCGATGAAACCTGTAAGCTCGCTCACATCCCCTACCCTCATACCTGGCAGATCAACTTTGATGACCCTGCCGTCTGGGCGGATATGAAAACCAGTCCCTATGGCCTGTTCCAGTTCGTGGAAGATTTCGCCTTTGAATCCTTAAAAAAATACGATGTCCACAGCATCAAGGATCTCAGCATTGTAACCGCTGCTATCCGCCCTGGTGGAGCATCGTATCGGGACAAGCTCTTCCGCCATGAACACGGCCAGAACCCCTCCAAAGAGATTGACAACTTGCTTGAGGACACGCTCGGCTGGCTGATTTTTCAGGAACAATCTATTTCCTTCCTGCAGCAAATCTGCGGCATGTCCGGTGGTGATGCTGATTCTGTTCGCCGCGCTATCGGTCACAAAGATGAAAATGCTATTAAGGAAGCTCTCCCCCATATTCTGGAAGGTTACTGTGCTCACGCTTCCAGTTCTCGCGCTCAGGCAGAGCAAGAAGCCAAAGCATTTCTTCAAATTCTTCAAGACAGTAGCAACTACCAGTTTGGTCTGAATCATGCTACTGGCTACTCCATCCTTACCTATTACTGCGCCTACTATCGTTATTACTACCCTGTTGAATTCGTTACCGCTCTGCTCAACACCGCGGATAACCAAAAGAAAATCCTTGCCGGCACAGCTCTGGCAGCACAGCGCGGCATCAAAATCATGCCCATCCGCTTCCGTCACTCGCTGGATCAATACACCCCGGATGTTGCCAATCGTGCCATCTATAAAGGCATGGCTTCCATCAAATACCTCAACAAGCGCATTGGCCGTGAACTTTATGCTCTGCGGGATAACACTTACGCTGATTTTATCAGCCTCCTGCAAGATATCAAGCATAAAACCTCGGTCAATTCCCGCCAGCTTCAAATCCTGATTGAACTTGATTTTTTCCACGAGTTCGGCAACCCCAACCAGCTCAAAGCCCAGGTTGAATTGTTCGATAAGTACAGTGACTCCATTCAGCTCTCCAAAGCAACCGTTGACCCGTTCATTGACCATGATGCAATGCTCACCTTATGTGAGAAAGAAACTGAAAAGAAATACATCAACGTGGACTGGCTCGGCATTGTCCGTCACTGCGCCAAAGAAACTTCAGAAATCATCACTCCGGTCAGCGATATTCTTCAGTACGAGATGGATAATCTTGGCTACCTCCAATACCAAAACCCTTCTCTCGCTTCCACCTACCACTACATTCTCTCTATTGACGGCAAATATAAAAACAAGACCATCGCACTGTACCAGCTTGCAACCGGTCAAACCGTTAATTTCAAAATCCGTCCCTCCACCATGGATCAAAACCCCATCGCTAAAGGCGATATCATCAAGGTTCTTGGCACCAAGCAGGAGGGCAAGTGGTCCCGCACCGATGCCGGCTGGGTCCAGTCCACAACGGATTTCAATACTTTCCTTTATAAATACAGCCATGTACGTTAATTTTTCTCTCATTATGGCGGCCATCAATACCGTCATCTATGTTGTCACCATCATCTCCAGCGATGACGATCGGTTCCTCTCTCGTGATGCCCGCTTCAAACTCGTTCTCACGGCCATCACCTTCAGCTGGTTCTGGTGGTTCAGATCCTAAGGGGGGTGATATTATCGAACCAGTCTTTGTTAAATCTGCCCTTGAAACTTTTACTATCCTGATTGATACCCGTGAGCACGAAACCTCGGCACTCGCTCAGCGCATTCAGCAAATGGGCTGCCCAGTCGAACGGCAAAAGCTCAATTTTGGCGATTATTCTGCCAAGGTCATCTTGCCCACCGGCGTTCCCTACAGCCTGGAAAATATCGTCGTGATTGAACGGAAGATGTCCAGCGACGAAATTGCAAATTGCTTTACCTCCCAGCGTGATCGCTTTACCCGTGAATTTGAACGTGCCAAAGCAGCCGGTGCCCGCACCTATCTGCTTGTTGAGCGCACCACCTGGGAAATGCTTTACGCCGGTACATACCGCAGCAAAATGTCCCCTGTCGCCATGGTGGCCAGCCTCACAACCTGGCTTGCCCGCTATGACTGCAAGCTCATTTTCTGTGAACCTCAAACCTCCGGCAAGCTCATCCATGATATCCTCTACCGCGAAATGAAACAGCACCTGGAGGGGGTTCAGCCATGATGCAAGCCGTCCTATTCTCCAATTATCCATCCGCCTCTCCCCTGCTCCGTGCCCACCGCAGCTACCAGGTCGTCACCCGCCTTCAAATCGGCTGCTTCGTCCTCGCTGCCGGCCGCCTGGTTTTTCTCCCGGCCGCCCTCCAGGGCAAAACCTATCTTCTCGTTAAAGGAGTTTATCCACCGCCCCCATGAATACCACCCGTGAACTTCACCGCAAAGAGCGTGCCAAGGCAGAGCTTGAATCTATCTGCCGCAGTTATGCTTCCAAATGTTCCGCTCTCATCATTACCTATAACATCAATGATCTAACACCCGCCCAGCGTGCAGCGTTCAATGCCCGCCAACCTTTTCACTCTTACCAAAGCAGGTGATCTTATCAAAAACAAAGCAATCGCAAACGCCGTCAACATCAAGCGCAACGGCAAAGCCATCGCCTGGCTCTATCAAAACACCGGCAATATTCTGGATTACAAAGATGGCGATAAAGTCAAGTTCGATCTTACCGCTATCCAAAACGATCCCGATTGGCCTATCCTTCGCCAGGACTATAAAGACTTCATTCTCTCCAATGCGGATACCATCTTCACTCTGGAATTTGAACCTCGTTTCCGCAAAAACCACACTCTTGCCTGCCTGAAAGAAGATCCCGTCACCCCTAAGCGCCTGTTCTGGATCGGCCATCTTATCAAGCAGCACGAACCCGAACAGGAGGCCGCCCATGACTGAACCTATTACCGATGCCATTGGCCGCGAAATCCATGTCGGCGATACCGTTGCCTATGCGCAGACGGATAAAAACAGCGGCATCAACTGGAACACTTATGTTGTAATCGGTTTCACCCCTTGTCGCGTCAAAGTTTCCAACCCTACCTACCGCGGTTATGCCTGGGAGAAAGATTATATCCTTCTCTACCCATCCAACTGCATTATCTTACAGGAGGCCGACCCCGAATGAAAATTATCCCTCAATCCCACGAATGGATCACCCCGCTCAACCGTGATGTCACCATGCAGCGTATCGAGCGCATCGCCCGCACCTGCTATCAAAGCGAGGATGCCATCAAGCCCGGCAGTGATTCCAAAATGGTCGCCATGCTCTGCAAAAATCATCATTATGCCATGGTTGAGCACATCAGCCTGACCATTAAATTCATCACTGACCGCGGCGTTGCCAACGAGATCGTCCGTCACCGTATCGGCTCCTACGCCCAGGAATCCACCCGCTACTGCAATTACAACAAAGATAAGTTCGGCAATGAAATCACAGTTATTGACCATGGCTATACCGGCAGGAAACGCATTTCCTGGAAAAACTATTGTGGCTTTGCTGAAACAGGCTATCGTGACATGTTGAATGCTGGTGCCACCCCGGAAGAAGCCCGCGATGTCCTTCCCCTCTGCCTCAAAACCGAGATCGTCTGTACCTGGAACCTGCGCGAATGGCATGAAGTCCTTCGCCTTCGCACCGCCAAGGATGCCCACCCCGCTATCCGCGCCCTCATGATTCCTGTCCTCAAGGAGCTGCAGGCTGTCTACCCTGAAATTTTCAATGATATCGAGGCGTCCGAATGACCCAAGAAGAAATCCGCAAGCTCCTCAAAACCTACGAGTTACATATCAACCAGGCGGAAGACGATGAAACTGCTCTTCGGGACTTGTCCGAAGTTGTCCATAAAGTCCTCACTGATTCCACCCGCGCTGTAAAGCTTAACGCCTGCGCCGTTGCTGCCTGGGCTTTGCACATTCCCGTCTGGGGGTTCGCCGCATCCAAACTTTGGAACTGGTTTTTAGCCATTGGCCCTATCCCCACCATCGGCGTCTTTCATGCAGCCGGCATCGGCCTGGCTCTTGAATTCATCGTCGATACCACCGGCATCCCTCACAAAATCCCCCTGCAGAATGATGTTCAAAACGTCATTGACGGCAAGTCCAGCTGCTTTGATTCCTGGTCTCTGCCGGATGGTTTGTGTGTTTTCCTCGGCACTCTTGCCGGTCTCTGCCCGCCCGCGTTGGTCGTCCTCTTTGCCGGCTGGCTAATTAAATTTTTTTATGTATCTATAAGGAGGTTACTTCATGAATGATGTTCAGCGCTTTGGTCGCATCCAGGTCGAAATGTGCGATACCTTCAAATCCAAAAACGCAGATTACGGCAATTCCTTCTCCCAGCTCTATCAGGAGTTTGGCGATAACGGCATCATCACCGCCGCTGTCCAGATCTCCCATAAGTACCACCGTTTCATGAATCTTATCAAGGGTACCCCCGCCAAGGTCAATGAATCTCTGCGCGATACTCTGTTGGATCTCGCCAACTACTGCGTCCTCACTGTCATGGAGCTGGATAAGGCCAAAGAAAAAGCAAACGCTTCAAGCTCCTCTGCCTTCGCTCAGGCTGCTTCCGCCGTTACATATCGTACAACTCCGCAGTTTGATTACAGCAAGTATATCTCTGACGGCACCATCCTCGCCTCTGGTGATGCTCCCGCCGCCACATTGAAGGGAGATGCCGAATGAACATCATTATGTATACAACCCATTGCCCGCGCTGTCACAGTCACACTCGATAAGAACAGCCGCCAAGCAGCAACAGAAAAATTGTTTATTTACAAGGAGGGTCTATGGAAAATGTAATTCTCTACACCACGCATTGTCCGCGCTGTCTGATTCTGGCAAACAAACTGCAGGAAAAGGGCATTCACTATACGGAGTTTACCGATGTACAGAAAATGCTTGAAATGGGCATGGATATGATGCCTGTTCTGCAGGTGGGCGAACAGCAGTATGGATTCAAAGAAGCAATTAAAATTGTAGGAGGTATGTAATGGCTATCGAACAATATGAAAAATATCAGCCGTATCTTGACTTTATCAAGGAGTATGCCGCATCCAGCAACGCAGCCACTGGCAGTAAGGTTGATGCGAACGCGAATGTGGAATGCAAGAATGTCACCACTTTGACTGGTGAACTTTATAAAAAGGATGGTATCGGCATCAACCGTCTGCGTATGTGGCAAAAAATCAAAGAGCTGTACGGTCAGGAGTATGCCGACAAGTACATTTACCAGCTTGACCACCATTTTATTTACCGCCATGACGAAACAAATCCGTGCCTGCCGTACTGCGTCTCCATTACCATGTACCCGTTCCTGTTCAATGGTCTGGAAAGCATCGGCGGCGGCTCATCTGCTCCTCACAACCTTGATTCCTTCTGCGGTGAATTCATCAACCTGTGCTTTGCCATTGCATCTCAGTTTGCCGGTGCAGTTGCCACCCCTGAGTTTATCTCTTATCTTGATTACTTTATCCGCAAGGACTATGGCGACGATTATTACCTGCACGCTGATAAAGTCGTCGATCTTTCCAGCCGTCATCGCACCATCGACAAGGTTATTACTGACCAGTTTGAGCAGGTTGTCTATTCTCTGAATCAGCCTGCCGCTGCTCGTAATTTCCAGTCCATCTTCTGGAACTGCGCATACTTCGACAAGCCGTATTTTGAGGGCATGTTCTCTGATTTCGTATTTCCTGATGGCACAGAAATGCAGTGGGAGTCTGTATCCTGGCTGCAAAAGCGCTTTATGGAATGGCTGAATCAGGAGCGTCTGAAGAAGATTCTCACCTTCCCTGTCGAGACGCTGAACCTGCTGGATGATGGCACTGATTATGTCGATAAGGAATGGGCTGACAATGCTGCCGAAATGCTTTCTAAAGGCCATAGCTTCTTTATCTATCGTTCCAACAGTGTGGACTCTCTGGCATCCTGCTGCCGTTTGCGCAATGAAATGAGCGACAATACCTTCAGTTATACTCTTGGTGCTGGCGGCGTGGCTACTGGGTCTAAGGGTGTTATCACCATCAATATGAATCGCCTAATCCAGACTGCTGTTGCCGATGGCCGTGATATTTGCGAGGCCGTTCGTGAACAAGTCAAAGACATCCATGTTTACCTCAAGGCATGGAACGCAATTTTGAAGGACGAGTTCAATGCAAAGCTGCTCCCTATCTACGATGCCGGATATATCTCTTTGGATAAGCAGTTCCTGACCATTGGCATTAACGGCTTTGTTGAGGGCTGTGAATTCCTTGGCTACACCATCTCCCCGGACGACCAAAACTATGTTGATTTTACGAACAAAGTGCTCAAGGTCATCTATGACGAGAACAAGGCAGATCGCTCTGACGGCATTATGTTTAACACAGAATATGTCCCCGCTGAAAACCTTGGTGTCAAGAACGCAAAATGGGATAAGCAGGATGGCTTTGTAGTTCCGCGTGACTGCTACAACAGTTACTTCTATGTTGTCGAAGATCCTACCAAGCCGCTTGATAAATTCATGCTTCACGGCTCCAAAATGACGCAGTATCTGGACGGCGGCAGCGCTCTGCATCTGAATCTGGAGGAACATCTGGATAAGGAGCAGTACCGCAAACTGATGAATGTGGCTATCAAGACTGGGTGCCCCTACTGGACGGTGAATGTGCCGAATACCATCTGCAATGACTGCGGACACATTTCTAAACACCACCTGCATAAATGCCCTAAGTGCGGCAGTGAAAACCTGGACTATGCAACCCGTGTCATTGGTTATCTCAAGCGCGTATCCAGCTTCTCCGAAGCCCGTCAAAAGGAGGCAGCGAAGCGCTATTATGCAGACTGATTGCAAACCGCTTCTGTATAGTCACTATGATGTAACATTCCAAGAGGTCCCCGGAGAGATAAGCCTTGTGTTTGATATCACAGGCTGTCCGCATCACTGCCCTGACTGCCACTCCAAATTCTTATGGGAGTATAGCGGCAACACATTGCTGGAGAATCTTCCATCGGTCATCAATAAATACCGGTCCATGATTACCTGCGTGTGTTTTATGGGCGGCGACCAGAACAAAATCGAACTACTGAAAGCATGCGAAATCGCACATCAGTACAACTTGAAAACATGCCTCTACACAGGTCTTGACTACCCAAGTTTTGTTTACCTGATGTATAACGGTGGACCGCGCAATTACGGTGCATACTTCAATTTTATCAAGGTTGGCCCGTATGTCTCTGAATTCGGCGGCCTTGACAATCCAAAAACGAATCAACGTTTTTATGAACTCAGAGGAAATGTACCGATTGATAAAACAATCCTGTTTCAAAAGGAGTACAAATGAAAATTATTACAAACCCCAGCTGGACAAAAGAGGAGGTCGAAGAATTCCGCGCCTCCATCAAATCCAATAACGGCTATTGTCCCTGTCGCATTGAGCATATCCCGGCCAACAAATGTATGTGTCAGGAGTTTCGTTCTCAGGTTTCCGGCCAGTGCCATTGCGGCCTCTACATCAAGGAGGATTAACTATGAATCTTAATAAATGCAACAAACTTTTTCGCTTTGGCGTGCTCTTCTCAGCGTTCTTTACGGCGCTTGTTCTGATTATTTTCTGCCCCCGGCTCAGCGCCACCGCCTATGCTGAGTCTTCCACACCCGAAACCGCCGCCACCACTTACACCGTCACTTATCACGCCAATGGCGGCTACTGGTGGAGCAACTGGTCCCGCCCGACTTATTCTTTCGCCACCAAAAAGTATGAGCAGGAGGAAGGCAAAACCTATCAGATCATTGATTCCAAGCCTACCTACGGTGCCAACACCTTCAACGGCTGGAACACAGAGTCCGACGGCTCCGGTACCTGGTATTCCCCCCATCAGGAATATGTCTGTACCGGCAATATGGACCTCTACGCTCAGTGGCGTGGTCCCGTTCCTGCTCCCACAGCTGAACCTACTGCCACGCCGGAACCTACCCCGGAACCGACTGTTGAACCCACAGCTACTCCGGCACCGACTGCAACTCCCGAACCCGTAACCACTCCGGCACCCGTTTTCTCGGTCAAACTCAATTATCGCGCCATGTGCCGCGCCTGGTTCAGCTATCTTCGCCGCCAGATGATTGGTCTGTATAAGTAAAGGAGGTACTTTATGCACTATGAAACTCCATATGTAAACTATACTATCCCTGGAGATTTTTCTCAGGCCGTCTTGGATGAAGGCGATGTCGTTTTTAAGGATGAACTTTCCGTCAAACCTCTTGCCCCCGACATTCCCCTCCCCTCCTATGCTCACCCCACGGACGCCGGCCTTGACCTGCACGCCATCAGTGTGGAAGCACCCGGTACCGTCATCGTTGCCACCTGTATTATCCAGCCTGGCATGACCGCCAAAGTACATACCGGCATCGCCATCAAACTGCCCCATGGCACATTCGGTGCTGTCTATCCCCGCAGCGGCCTTGCCACCAAAACCGGCCTCGCCCCCGCCAATATGGTTGGTGTCATTGATGAAAACTATACCGGCGAAATCATTGTGGCCTTACATAACTACAGCAATGAACCTCAGGCGTTCGCCATCGGGGATCGTATCGCCCAGCTGGTCGTTCAACCCGTCGTCCACTGCACCGTCACCCAGGTCACAGAACTCCCTGATACAGACCGCGGTAGTGGATCTTTCGGAAGTACAGGAAAACAGTAATGCACAAGTTTTATCATATGAATTGCTTCTTGGATTTAGGTAGTAGCAACCGTTCTATTTACAACAACTATATTTTCAAAGAAGGTGCGCCGCCTCCCTATTTCAAAAGTTTTCATACTTTTGAAGAACTTTATGATTTTGCTTCTTCTGATTGTTCATTTTGCAGCACTGGCAACTCCTTGCTTTATGATAGATTTGTTACGTTTCATTGTACTGAAGATAATCTAACAATCACAGCCAAAACCTTCAAAGCTCCTGTTATCATCCGGACGCAATACAAAGAATGTTCCACCAAGGATTATAACTTTGATTTCTTCAAAGAAAACTTATCCATGGACGACTTTATCATCTTTTTGCAAGAGCACGGTCTCATCGGAGGCAACACTTAATGAATCTTACTTTTGTTCCAAACGCCCTTGAAAAAATCTCTCCCACCTGGGTTATGTCAGACATTACATACCCCGATGGTATCATAACCCGCACCGAGGACGATTACCTTCGCCGCATCGGCAGCACCTTCAAGGGTATTTCTTTCCTTGGCCCCGGCTATCCTGCCTGGTTTGAATACTCCAAAGACAACCTCGGCGCTTCCAAGTCTGGCTTCTTACATACCAGCCTTGTTAAAGAGCTTGAAATTATCCTAGATATAGGTTATGCCAAGCTTGCCATCACAACCGAACATAGCATTTTCTTTCTGGAATCCGCAGAACCCGTTCAGGAAACCGCTGAAATCCGTGAGCTGATGGATCAAATCAACGCTCTAAATAAGTAACAAAACAATTCAAGGTTGCGCTCTTAACGCGCGGGTGGGTATAGGGTTTATTGTTTATGACATTATCAGAAAAATCAGAACTGCTGCGCCTGTTACAGCTCTATCAGGACGATCTTTTGCGTAAAAACCGTGAGAATATTCAAACAGCTGAGGCTGTCGCCAAAGATAGCCTGTCCTTTATGGACGCTTCTTATTTTTACGGTATTAAAGCCCAGTACAACCACGCCCGTCTGATTGCTCGTAAGTTATCAGTTGAAATCAGTAAAGATGTCAAATCTTACTGGGAGCTGTCCTGATTCACAAACAAAAAAACCGTGCAGGCACAACCACCCACACGGTTCATCCCATTACTTTAATTTTTCCAAATTCTCATCAGCACTCATGCCGTTTGCCAGCAGCTGGTTGATCATTTCCTGCGCCTGAATTTTCTTTGCTTCCGCCTCAGCAGCAATGTCCGCCTTGGCCTTTTTCTCTTCCAGCTTGGTCAGCTTTTTCTCCGCGGCCTTCACATCCGCCTTCTGCATCTTCAGCGTTTCTTTCATGGATTGCAGGTCGGTTTTCAGCTCCTCAATGCTGGCATTGGTCTTGACAACTTCAGCTTCCGCCTCTTCCTTTTCTTTCTGAGCCTGGGCAATCAAAGCCTCATAATCATTCGCCGCCACTTTTACTTTATTCTTGCTTCCCTTGGTTCTCGGCATGGTACTAACCTCCTACAAAATATTTTATGCGTTCAGTATACCACAGCGGTTTTCAAACTGCAATAGACGTTCAAAGGGGGAATTCTCTCTGCTTATTTTTTATGATACCTGCGCCTTACTCAATATGGGCGCACATGTTGTCGATCGTCCATTTATTATTTCCGTCCAAACCCTGCTGGAGCTGGAATCCATCAAAACCAGCCGCACCAAAGATGAATCCGTTCGTTATCGTGCCCGCCAAATGGCTCACTATCTCGATAGCGCCCACGATTCCGACCTTTATCATGTCTCCAATGCTACCGATTATCTGAACGATGATACCTGCCCGTTTCGCAGCACACTGCCCAACACCCCGGATTCCATCATCATTTATGCGGCCTGGAAAACATACAGCCAAAACCAGGATATGATCTTCTGCACGGACGATCTCTGCTGTAAACACCTGGCCTCTTCCCTCGCCCACCTGCCCGTCTGTTCTTCCAAGGATCTTCTCCCCCGCCAAAGCTATACCGGCTTTCTGGAGGTCACTCCAACCGATGAGCAATACGCTGCCCTCTATGAGCAGCCGGAACGAAATACCTTTGGCCTTATCCCCAATCAATATCTTATCGCTCACAGCCCCGCAGACAGCTCCGTACAGGCGTTTAAGTGGGCAAGCGGTAAACATGTCGCGGTGGATTATAAGTCCTTCAAAACGCAGGCATTTGGCGCTGTCAGGGCCAAGGAGAAAGATATCTACCAGATGCTCGCCTTTGACAGCCTCTTACATAACCAAATCACCATGCTGTGCGGTCCTGCCGGTACTGGCAAAAGCTATCTGGCTCTGGCTCACATGCTCAAGCTGCTGGAAACCCACAAGATTGATAAAATCATCGTGTTCACCAACCCCTGCGCCACATCCGGCGCTGCCCGTCTTGGTTTTTACCCCGGTACCCGCGATGAAAAGCTGCTTGACAGCCAAATCGGCAACATGCTCGGCGCTAAACTCGGCGATACTATGGAACTCCAGCGCTATATCGACGCCAACAAAATCCAGCTTCTCCCCTTTTCGGACCTGCGTGGCTTCGATACCACCGGCATGAACTGCGCCGTCTATATTACCGAGGCCCAGAACCTTGATATTGAAATGATGCGGCTTGCTCTTCAGCGTATCGGCGAAGATTCCATCTGTATCATTGATGGTGATTATGACGCCCAGGTCGATCTCGATATCTACTCTGGCGATAACAACGGCATGCGCCGCCTCTCCCAGGTCTTCCGCGGTCAGGATTTCTATGGCGAGGTCAAGCTCCAAAAAATCTACCGTTCCCGTATCGCCGCACTTGCACAGGAGATGTAATCAATGACAGCTAATACAGATAAACTTCTTTCAATTCTTACCGGCATTCTCATTACCGTTCTGGTTTATTTTCTGGTCTTTTGGTTCCACCTGGCCCTCGCCAAGTTCATTTTGGTTCCCCTGTTTGGCACCGCCATCTGCTCTACATTGAACCAGTTATTCAATACCGCATCCTTCACCCCGCAAATGCTGCCCTCTACATATGCCTGGGCCTGCCTGATCGGCGGCATCTTCTTCTGGCCTCATATCAGCAGCAGTAAACATTAAGGAGTACACGCCATGAAAAAATATACCGCACAAACGCTCACTGATGAAGGCTACACCATTGAGAACGCTCAGATTACAAACGTATCTCTTTCAACCACAGATCACTGCTGCCTCTCTCTTAATCTTACTCTCAAAGCTGCCGGCTGGGGTGTTGTTTACGGCGGTTACTGCCTTGGCAAAGTCTACCCCGACAGCTATGAAAAAGATTCTTACGAGGGTTCTGCCATCGGTATGGAGGCTATCATGCGCATCATGGATGTCGTCGGTGTTTCCCGTCTGGAAGACATGAAAGGTAAATACATTCGTGTCGCTACCAAGGGCTGGGGCAGCACCGTTAAAATCATCGGTAATATCATCAACGACCGCTGGTTCGATTATGACTCTTTCTTCAAAGATAAGGAATCAGCCTCCGTTCAAGACGCAATCGCAGAACTTGTTACCGTTTCAGCCGACCTGGCGGATTGATTACTTTCTCCGTCTTACCACCACGCGCGGCTGTGCATGTCCAAACAAACTCCGCTTCGGCACTTCAAACGCTGTTTCAAACTCCTCGTCAAACTTGGCCCGCACCTTAAAATAGTCCGTGATTTTTGCCTGGATCTCTCGCAGCGCCTGCTGTTCCTTTTCAATCTGGATGTATTGTTCTCTTGTGCAGCTGTCCCCCTCCTGTATCCGCTGTTTCCATTCGTTCAGGGCATCCTCCTGGTAGCCGCACAGCTCCAGCATCTCATTGCAAAATCTTACGCTTGTCGGTCCTGCCATCCATAACCACTCCTTGCCTTTTTCTTTTATCTTATCATATCAGAGGTGATTTCGCTATGAATTTCTTTACTGCTGACCTTCATTTTTCTCACCGTAACATTATCCGCTTCGATGACCGTCCGTTTCCTGACCTGCCCTCTATGCACGCGGAGCTTATCAAGCGCTGGAACAGCGTTGTCTCTCCGGATGATAATGTTTATGTCATTGGCGATATGTTCTGGGATCCGTCCGAAGCTCCTATGATCCTTGAACAGCTCAATGGCCATATCCATCTCATCAAGGGCAACCACGATAAAATCTCACCGGAAATGATGCGCTACTTTTCTTCCATCAAGGGCTATGATGAACTCACAGCCGGCAAATACAAACTTATTCTCTGCCACTACCCTATCATGTTCTACAACCACTCCTATTCGCCGGAGTGCTACATGCTCTGCGGCCACGTCCATAACACCCGTGAGAACGCCTATCTCGCCAAGTGGAAAGCAGAACTGCGCGATAATGCGGTCGGTATCGCCAGTAACAAGGGCAACATCATCAACGTTGGCTGTATGCTGCATGATTATACCCCCAAAACCCTTAACCAGCTCATTGCCTGGGATAAGGAAGGAGGCTGGAAAGTTGAGTAAAACAATCTTTACCTTTACAGAAGAATTTGATGATGCCGGCCATCTCATCAAGCGTACCATTACAACCGAACAGGGCGAAACAGTTCTGCCGGTAACGCCAAACACTAAGCCGATTGATAACATGCCGTTTATCCCCACTCCAACCCCCTGGAAAGCGCCACCTGATGTAACCTGGAAAGCGCCACCTGATGTAACCTGTAATTCTACCGGAGGTACCGTCCATGAATCCTAAAGAATTTGAACTGGCTGCTTGCACCGCCATCTCCCGCTACTTCAATGATAACGCTGATGTAACTGGTGTCTATCTGTCACCGGATGATATCTACACCGTCTGGTCGTGTAAAACTCTTCAAAACAATAAAGGTCTTTTCACCACCCCTGTCAAAGACGGCCTGTATTACGAAGCTACCTACAACGGCGATAAGCAGGAACTCTACGTTGACTGTTATCAAAAGCTTAAAAACTTTGCAGTAAAAGTCAGCGAATAAAACAACAAAGCCCCTATCCACTGTCACCCAGCGGACGGGGGCTATCTTTTTAGTTCAGGCCAAAATCAGCGAACAACGGGTTCTTCAACAGCATCCCCACAATCACATACCGGTAAGATTTCACACTGCCGTCATAGTAAAGGGTTCCTCGTATCCTCTGCTTTTTCACCAGTCCGGCCATGAACTCTGCCTGCTCTTTTGTAAAGTACAAAGAAACCTGCGGGTAGTTCTTGTCATCCAGCCGCGTTGTAATGTGCCGGTTGATTTCCAGTTCTGTCGGCAGCACATAGCTTCCTTCCAGGTGCGGCATCAAAGCCCGGTACTCTTTGGTATCTTTCATCACGCAGCGGTCGGCACCTACCGCCATCATCCTGCCAAGCTCTTCCTGCAACAGCCGGTTTGTCACGGTTCCAATGCGGGTATCTTCAACCTCGGCCTCGTCGTTCAGCACCTCGCGTACACGCATACTCAGCCGCAGGTTGATTTTTACTTCCTTTGCCATCACTTAACCGTCTCCAGCAGCTCTTTCAGCTTCGCAGCTTTTTCAATCAGCTCGGTCAGCGTCTTAATGTCTTCTTCCCGCTGCTCCTGGCTCATCTTTTTCAGTCCTCTCTTATATGCCGGCGTTGCAATCTTCTTACCAATCTTACCGGCCAGCGGCTGTAAAGTTTTCTGAACAAATGTTTTGGTTTCGGCTTTCTTTTCAGCTACCTCCACCTCGCGTTCAAGTGCAGCCTGTTTTTCAGTTTCCTCAGTTGCGTTTTCCGTTTCTTTTTCAACCAGTGTTTTAATTCCGTTTTTCAGCTCTGTCAGTACATCTTCAAAAAGTTGGTCGCGCTCTTCCGTTGAGCCGCCTTTCCAAACGTTTTTCAACCCTGCCATAACTTCATTCTTGATCTCGTCTTGTAGATCTTTTACCTCTGGGTTTTCAATGGCAAAAAGTTCCTCAAACAAAGAATCAATTCTCTGTTGCTGTTCCTGGTTGAGCCTTGTTAATTCTTCGCCTTCATTTCGTGTCAGATACTTTTCATCTAACATTTGCAGCAGCTGCTTATTTAGCGTATGTTCAATTCGTATGTCTTTATCAATCGTCCGCCCAACTGCACCACTGATTTCCTTCAGGGCTTTCTTGGCCTCGGCCTGGTTCATGTTATATGGCTCTTTTTGCAGACACTCAATAAATTCAACTGTTGCCTTGCGCCGAATCATTTCATCACCAAAACCACCACGCACCTGCAGGTTCGCGCTGTACAAAATAACTTTCTTTTCATTGGGGGATAGGGGAGTGGTAACTACATTACAGTTCTTGGCCGCATTCCAGGTCGCATCCTGTTCCTGCAGCAGCATCAATGCCCGGTATCTCCGCTCGCCAGAAAGCAAAACATATACCGTCTTACCATCTTCCTGCTCCGGGAACACGACCAGGTTGTGCAGCAGGCCATTGCGCTTAATGTCTTCGGCTAATATTTCAATATCTTCTCCATTGTCATTCTGGCGAAAAATCTCGTTGTCTGGGTTCAGCCGGATGTCTGCCAGGCTGATATCCTTATTTTCAAACTCAATGGTCTTATTACCAACGATCTTTCCAACCAGGGCACGGCCGGCATCGTTATCGTTCACTTCTTTTGCTGCACTGCTGGTAGGAATGTTTAGTTTCTTTTCATTGCCTTTCTTCGGCTTTGATTTCAAACCCATCTCACTTTTCCTCCTTATCCAGTTTTTCAAGCCGCTGTTTCAACTCTTTATAAGCCGCCACATAGCTCTTGCCAATCGGTTGTGTTTTGGCAGAATAACATACCGGCACACATCTTCTCACCGATGTCTTCACGGCCAAAGCGCTAGGTATCTCAGTCTTGAACAGGGTAGGGCCAAGCACTCTCTGGCATTCTTCCCGCGTCTCTCTCGTGGCCGCACCCTTGTCCACCATAGTCAAAATCACGCCGATTCCTTTCAGGTTCGTCTTTGGGTTCTTGCGCAGCTCATTGCAAATGGAATAAGTTCTAAATGCCGAATCCTCAGAGAACGAATCGCACATCATTGGGATCAATACATAATCCGCTGCCACTAAGGCGTTTGAAAGGATCATACTGTCACGGGTTGGCTGGGTATCCACAATGATATAATCATAGTTTTCCCGCACCTGGTTCAAAAAGTATAGCAAAAAGTCGGCCGTAGATTCCAGCTGTCTTGGGTCGCCCACATCATACTGCTGCGCATCAGCCAATAGGTCCGGCAGACGCTTGTTGATCCGCGGTGTCTGGCTGCTTGCCGGGATCATATCAACATTCTCATACTCTGTCTCCACAATATAGTCCTTCGTGGGGGTGTACTTGAACCCGTCAAACATATCATACAGTGCTTTGCGGGAATAGGCATTGCTCGTGATTGTATTGCCGCCGCTCAACGCAAAGGTCAGGTTGCCCTGTGGGTCAGTGTCCACACACAAAACCTTTTTTCCTTCATCTCCCATTAAGTAAGCAAGGTTAGAAGCAGTAACTGTTTTACCAGAGCCGCCCTTTTCAATCGCAATCGTAATAATTTTTGCAGCCATATACAGCCCTCCATGTAAAAGAACCAATTCTTTGTTGCTATTTTAATTTCATTATAACACATCAACACTCAAAGTCAACAAGCAAAAGAATCAGTTCTTTGTTGCTGTAATAAAGTTAAAAATAGGGGAGCCACCTCGTCAGCAGCTCCCCCTGGTTATTCTTCAAATGTTGTTTCATCCAGCCGGAACATCGGCTCTTTGCCGTCCTGTCCCATCCGCCGTTTTCCGCTTTCAATGATCGTGGCGGAATTTTCTACAATGTCGCTGTACACCACCGTGCGGTAATACTGCGCAGATTTCTTTTCCACATCCTGCCTCAGCATCACGCTAAACTTTTCCAGTTCACCCAACGCCCAGCTTTTCAGCCCGTGGTTATTCTGGATGATTCCATTCAGCGCTTCCAGTGTTTCTTCAGCCTGGTCTTGTTTGTTCTGGTTAGTCAATATCTTGGCCGCATAAGTAAACACATTTGCCAAAACATTCCGCTCTTCTACGGTCAGCTCCTTCTTGTAGCCCGCATATCCAGCCCGGTCTTCTATCTCGCCCCGCGCCTTGCGGAACGTCATTCTCATCACAGCCGGGGGCAGGGGAGAGACCTCTCCGGTTTCAGCCGCCAACACAGCTTGTTTCTTCGCCTTTTGTTGGCGTGCCACCTCCTGGTCACTGCGCTGGTTCGCGCTCAAAAACGCCCGCACCTTCTCCATCTCTTTGCGTGATTTGTACTTGATAAAAATATACAGATGGGTGTATTTCCGCACGCCTTTGGTTCGCACCGGCTCATAGTCAAACCACAGGTCTGTCATCTCGTTGATTTCATTTTTTACCAGCTTCAAAACATTGCGTTCAAAGTCTGAAAAATTCGGGTACTTTTCTGTCAACGGTTTTTCGCGGTCATACTTGTTATCCACATCGGACTTTTTGCGGTTCATACCGCGCTCTTCTTTGGTCGGTACAGACAGCAGGTTTTTGAAATCATCAATGCCAAACTTTTTGTACTTGTATCCGCGCAGCTGGCTCCGCTTGGCGGGGAACATCCCCAGCACCTCGTCCGTCACCGGCTCAAACACCAGCCCATTGGCGTATTCGTAGTCCCGGTTGCCGTTATCATAAGATAAGATAATTTCATACACACGCATAGAATAGGTGCTCTGCATCATCAGCAAGTATTCAATACTGTAAGATGTGTAGTTGCTTGTCAGCTGGGCAATGTCTTTCCAAATGTCCTCATTAAACCGCATACTGATGGTTTTGCCTTCAGTATCAATGATTGAACCTTTGCGTACCCAGCTCATGCTCTTGTACTTGGTCGGGGCAATCGGCACCCAAAATGTCCGGTTCTCCAAATTTTCAATCGTGTGCTGCAAATATGCCACATAGGCCGGCTTTTCCGCATTCACACCTGTCAGCTTTGAAAAGTCGCTGAACGTAATCGTGTAATACTTCGAAGCATCCGTGTCATTTTTCTGGTCAATTTTAGAAAGCAGCATAAACAAAATTTTCTGCTCGTTGCGGGGCAGGGAATACTTGGTCTTCTGGATCAGGTCATTGCTCTTGGTGATGTAAGAGCCAACGGCAAAAGGGGAGCCGGTCTTCTTTTCCTGCTCCTTTTTCGCCTTAACCTCTTCGTCCGTCATCACCTCTCCGGTAATCGCCGTTCCTGTGCCTGCACGGTTTACTTTTTGGTCTTTCATCATTCTGTTCGCCCGCATAGCCTGTCCGCCATGTCAAGCTCAACCTCCAAATCACAGTGTATGTATCGCATCGCACAGGTGGGTATACCTAACGCATTATATCTTTATCTTACCCTATTTTTATCCGCTCGTCAAGCCTGATTTTTTTGCGCTTTTCTTCAAAACAAAACTCGTAGTAAAATTTTTTGCGCTTATTATTATTTATTATTTATATTTTATATTTATATTATATAAGGTATATTGCGAGTTTCTTTTACACAAGCTGCGAGGTTCTTTTATTCTACATACGAGTTTCTTTTATACGGGCTACGAGTTTCTTTTATTCTTGCTACGAGTTTCTTTTACGCAAAATCCTGCCTTTCGCTGTCAAACAACCTCGTAATTGCCATCAAAAAATCTCGCAGTTCGCATCAAACAATCTCGTAATTCACGTTAAATTTTTTATTTCCTGCGCTTTTCGTCAAACAAACTCGTAGTTTTAAGCCAAACGGATAGGGTAGGGGAGTGGTCCCGCCCCTGGTTTTTTACGCCTTTTCAAATCAAAAAAACTCGTAGTTAATTCCGCTGCATCAACCATCCATATCTGGCCGTCTGAACCATATTTTTTCAATCTTTTGGTCAAACAAACTCGTAATTCTGGCTATGGGTGGTCATAAATCAACTTCAAGTCCTGCCATGCGCCGCCCGTCCATACCATCCTGGCTTTATTACAATCGGTATTTTTTGCACTTTTTCACCGTAAAAGAAACTCGTAGTTCAGCTCTAAATGCTCTGCTCATCAATCGGCAGCAGGGGAGAGGGGGCTGATTTTTTTGCAGTTTTCGGCGTAAAACAAACTCGTAATAGCTGCAGCAGCCAGCGCCGGTCGGATTCAATCTTGTCGCATGTATCATCTATCAATTCATAAACCGTTCATATTGGCCGTTTTCCCAGTTTCACACCCCATAAACCCATATACCAAAAAGTATACACCCCACATGCCGGCAGTTCAACAAAAATCAATCCCGTCAACCAAATAATAACCGCGTACACATTCTTGGGTATAACTTTGTACAACCTGCCTATTGTATTCGTACCCATAAATGTGTACAAAGAGGTCAATCTAAAAAGCAAATCAGGAGGGAACAAACATGGAAATCAAACCTATGGGTAATACAGAACAGGAAAAAATGTCCAGCTTGTGGGGTTATTTCATCGCGTGCTGCAAAATTCTTGATGATGTTACAATCGAGTATCAAGAACCCTGTGTGTCGGATTACTACCTCAATCACATTAGCGTCATGCAAAGCAAAACAATCCTTTCCGGCATGGAAAAATTTCATACCCTTGCTAATGAGCGTGTGGTTAAAATGCCCTCTAAACTCTATCCTCAAGGCAAAGCCGTTCTGGATGTAATGACTGCTATTGTTGCCGCCAGCGGAAAATACCCGATTGCCAAAACCAGAATCGCAGATCTGCATGAATTTGAGCTTCTGGCTCGTGCGACAATCGGTACCTGCTGGAGAGAGGGTAATATGCTCAAGGTTGTCCGCAATCTGGAGGGTATCTCCCTACAAAAACTGGCGGAAAAAAGCGGCGTCAGCAAAAACACAATTTTCCGCATTGAGAACAACCAGTCTATCCCGCGCATTGATGTTCTGCGTAAGCTTGCTGATGCTCTGGAAGCCCCTCTGGAACTTGTAGCCATTGGCATTGGTAAAACCGAACCGGAAACAGCCCCTGAAGAAGAAGTTCCTAACCCCCATGCCCCTAAATTGCCAAGCGTTTACGATAGCCAGGATCGTAGCGCCGACGATGAAATCAAAGCTTTTCAAGAATAAAAAAGGTAAATCACAATGCCTCAAAAATTAGAAATTGCACCCAACACTGTTTTTGATCAGTGGACCGTCATCGGCCGTTCTAAAGACCCGGCAAAAGCGAAAAAGGGATATCTTGAATGCCGTTGTTCTTGCGGAACTGTTTCTGATGTTTCCGGGCACTCACTCATTAGCGGGAAAAGTAAATCATGCAAAAAATGCGGGTATGCAAGATCGGCGCTTACTAAATTAGAAGCAAACACTAAAAATTCAAAAAAAAAATATGAAGGCAAAACAATCAACGGTTTTTTTATAAAAAAGATTGTTGATAAAGAAAAAAGCGGCACCTGTACCAGATGTATTGCAATTTGTCCCAAGTGTGGGCGCGAATTCACAACGCGGTTGTCAAGCATAAAGAATTTACAATTCTGTGGTCATTGCGAACGAGACAAAAAAGAACTATTGGAAATAACCAGAAAAGTCGTAAACGTGGATGGAACCGACTTGTCAAAAATTCGTTCGCGCATAAACGGAACAGTAAATAAAAACTCTAAAACCGGAGTAAACGGTGTTGCACTTACCCAAAAAGGAACCTACAAAGCATATATTAACTTTAAGCATAAACGCATTCACCTTGGCTTCTTCACCAATCTAAAAGACGCAGCCGCTGCCAGAAAAGAAGCCGAAGAAATTCTTTACAATAAATTTTTAGACGATAACGCCGGTTGGGAACAGCGCCTGGCAGACGCAATGGCCGAATACAAAAAGAATAAGAAATAACCGCCAACTTCGCTAAAGCTTAATTTAGCGAAATATAGGGAACCCAATAAAATTTTCAAAATAACCAAAGGAACGACATAAAACGTCATGTGAACAGGAGGCTTTCTTATGGCTTTAACTACAGAACAGGTTTTTGCACTGGGTATTCTTTATAACAAGCTCGCCACGATTGTTTATGGCGAGGATGGCCCCAAGGCCAATAACCTCCAGAACGCCACCATGTATCCTTTAATGGAAATCGCGCAGCTCATTCTTCGTGCCCACACAGAACACCGCATAACACCGGAGCTGGACCGCCTCATTGCTCTAACTTACTCCACAATTACCGAAGATGATATGCAAAACGAGTTTTCTAAGCTCCTTCCCGTCGAGCTGCAAGGCGCTTTCGCTCTCGGTTATTATCATGGCAAGGCCGAAAAGTATTCGGATATCAAGCCCATCGGCCTCAAAGCCATGCGTTCCCGTGCCAACTTGACAGCCCAGCAGGTCGCGGATAAACTCGGTATATCCCTCCGTCAATACCAACGCATTGAATCCGGCGAAAGTAAACCCACCGTTCAGGTCGCACAAACTCTTGCCTCGCTGTTTCAATGCTCTGTCAATGATTTATTTTAAGAGGTAGTTTCATGCTTCGTCGTTGCACTCGGTGCGGAAGTTCATTTGAAGGGCAAAAAGAACAGCGCCTATGCCCCTTATGTCGTGAACAGGCCGCTCATAAACCACGCATGATATCTCATGTTTGTAAGTCGTGTGGTGCTACTTTTACCGGTGGTCCTCGTGCATCTTTCTGCCCAGAATGTAAGGCGGAACGTGATAAGCAGGCTGTAAAAAAATGTCGGAACCTTGCTAAAAACAAGACCACTCGCCAAATTGGATCTACCGATATCTGTCAGCGGTGTGGCAAGCCTTATATCGTAAAAGGTGGCCTTCAAAAATATTGTCCAGAATGCGCCCCGATCTCCTTAAAAGAAAAAACCGAGCCGTTAAAACGTGCCTGGGCTGCCAATTACCGTGAACAAAACCCAGACCACAAAAAGAACATGCAGAAAAACGGAACAATTTGTGTTGTCTGCGGAAAAACTTTTGCTGCAGTAGATCGTAGTAATGCTTGTTCTCCTGAATGTTTAGCAATTCTTAAAAAACAACAGCAATACCATAAGGACATAAAACGTGGGCGTTATAAAAAATTATCAAACACAAAAGGAGAACCATCATGATAACTGAAATTATTGTAGGGGTTCTTGCCTGTACCAGTAGAACCTCAAAACATGGCCCTGTCACAACAACCTATTTTACCTTTGTGTCAAATGATCCGTATCAGGCCCACCGTCTTCCGGCTGGCTGGGTTCTTCAAGGCCAAAAACCATCCGGTGTTCCCTGTAAAAAACTCGTCACCATCGAACTGCCGGATTATATTCATGATGCCAATAGCGATTTTGGCACTCACTATATTTCTGAATATTCCACCAAAGACGGCAACGCAAACAAGGTTTTCTTTTCCTGTGATGCTGTCCCGGTCCTTGACGGTTTTGAACCCGCAATCAACTCTGCCATTCAAACCATCAAGATCTCCACACCAACCCCATCCGGCAAGCGCGAGGATCTTCCCGCCAAAGTTCTTTCTGTTTCTGAACTATATTGATACTTCCAACCGGCTAAAAAATAGGGAGCACCCAAGGTTTCAAACCAAAGGTACTCCCTATTCCTGTTTGTATAATGATAATTTAATTCGCCACTATGTACATGGACTGGCGTTTTTGTGGCCATTTATTTTGGCCGTAAAAAGAAATGAGGCTACCTAACTAGCACTTAGGCGGCCTCATCTGAACTGGGTACATTGTCCAAGATGTATTTGGTCCATTTGCAGCTAACTGAGGTGTTCGCTTATTAAGAGCTTCAATCCTCTATTTGTATTATATACCACATGTTGTTCGCTGTCAACCTTAACGCTTAAACAAAAACTCCTGTATATCGTCAAATGCTCGCTGCATCTGCTCCACATTGTCGCCGTTCAGGTTGTGCCCCAGCTGTGCAAATTCTGCCCGCAGCAGCATGTTAATGCTTTCATCCAGGCTATTCAGGTGCTTCTTCACACCCTCCAACTGTTTGTCAAACGTGTCGCAGCGCCCTTCCACCGTTTTCAGCCGCTCTTCAATCTTGTCCATCCGGGCATCCTGATCTCTGTTTGGCTTTTTCAAAAAGTTGTTGAACTTAACCCCCTGGGCAATCGCATTCGAAATACTAACCACCGCCGCACAAGCTGAAAGCACCAGCATCAGTATGTCCTGCGCCGTAAATGTAAATACCGGGTTAGGCATCTGCATTCACCTTCTCTCCGGCAGCAGCTTCACCCGCCTTCATCTGCTCGTAAGCCGCCTGGGCAATCGCACGCGCCTGCTCCTCTGTAATGGTAACGCCGGCCTGCTTGGCCACTTCCATAATCAGTTCTGCGGCACGCTTGTTCTTTTCCTCGCCGGAAATATCGTTAAAATACTGCTTGATATATTTACAGGCGCTTAACCCCCACTGCATCAACAGCGGGTAGCCGCTCAACAAGTTCAGTGCCTTGTTTACTGTCTCCTGGGCGTTCGGCAGCACATATTTGCCGACCATAAAAGCAACCACGCAAACCAGGCCCATCACAATATATACAATTCCCTGTTCCATACCTAACCTCCAATCTCTTCCGTGTCACTTGTCTCATCAATCGGCGTAAAAATTTCATCACCAGGGGGCGCATTGTCACCCTCTGTTTTTTCTTCTTCCGCTACTTTTTCCCTCACCTTGATCCAGGCGTTACACAAATTCTCTGCACTCATTGCCGCAAACAGCCCAATGTTAAAAGACGATTCCGGTAACTGTCCGGTCCTAAAACACAGGATCATGTATACAATCGCGTAAACAATCGTTGCGCCCATCGTAAAAACAATAATCTTTTTGCTGAACCTCATCAGGCTCCAGTTTTCCTTCATAAAAATCACCTGCTTTGGCTGCACTCAGGTATGGCTCTTCACCGCTTTTTGGCTGATATAACCATAAACCGTTTTGAACCAGCCGTTCACGACCGTCTCATACCCAATGCAAACAGGCTTGCCGGTCTTGGCATTCGGGCTGCTGATCACCCCAATGGACTGGTACTGCATTCCGGCGCCCTTGCGCACATTCCACTTGCCGTTATTCAGGGTAATGGCTTTTGTCACAGTCTTTTTCACTGCCGGTTCAACCTTCGGCTCCTCAGCCGCTTCCTGCTTGTCCACCTGTACACTGTGCTGGTTTGCATTGGCCCACAAAATCACACCGCGGCTGGCCGGCTTAAAGTCATCATCCAGCCAACACAGCGGGTTCTCGCGCACACCTTTCCAGCGCACCTCAAAGTGCAAATGAGCACCAAAACAGTTGCCGGTCTGGCCGCTGTAACCAATCACTTCGCCGGTTTTCACCTTCTGTCCAACCTTCACTGTGATAGAATTCAAATGAGCATACAACGTTTCCAGCTTGCCGCCTTTATACGCCGTATGCTCAATCTTCACCATATTGCCATAACTGTTGGTGTCGCCCTGGGTCACTCGCCCATTCCAATGGTAAACCACGCGCACCGTTCCGTCTTCCGCCGCAAATACCGGTGTTCCCACCAAAGCGCGAAGGTCGATTGCCCTGTGCAGCGCCCCACTGTTATATTTCCAGCCAGCCGTAATCACATGCTGCGCCAATGGCCACCCAAAACACACCTCTCCATTTTTCAGCCGCATCTTCCATCAGCCTCCTTTTAACATTCCATCGTATTGTAAAGTAATTTTGCTTCACGGTTATTTCAGCTTAGTTAATAATCTCACCTTTGTATTCGTCGCCATACTGTATACTTCTCACTTCTTAACTTAAAAAGATCCAGCCGGATAATTGTATCCAGTTAAAGTTGTAAAACACTCCTTCATCGGGAGGCTCTAGTGTAAATTTTTTTGTACAGCAAAGATTGCACTTATAATCAATTCCATTACTCTGCTTTTCCCAGATAGCCAAGCTTGCAACATGACAATCTTCATCGCTACTGGCATTGCCAATCATAGTATCGTAACGTTTTCCAGCAAAACTTTGAATCGTGTCCGCAGTTGGTTTTGTTAAAGTGCAACACTCGTATGTCATGCCTTGGATCAGACTTTTATTACTGGTAACACCAACGTTGATTTCAAAATAAATCATTTTTCCGATTTTATAAAATTTTTTTGAGCCGAGTTTCCAGCCGCTCGCAGCTGTTATAGTGGGTTCCCAAGTCTCAATTGCCGTTCCTGTGTTCGCCGGTGTCATATAAATCTGGTTAGCATTCAGTTTTCCATTTGTCTTAGCCGTATTATACTGGCTTTGTGTCAGGTAGTTAATTACCAAACTGTCCAGCTTTGTATTTGTCGCCATAATCATATACCTCTTGTTACAATCGCGCTGATCGCAGATAGTCCGCTCGGCAGTCCAGTCAGTTTTCCGTTGCTGATGCTCAGGCTCAGATTGCTGCTGCTTGGCCCACCGTACATGGCGCTCTTGTGGTACTTGTCGCCCTCAAACGCGATCAGGCTCGTAGTCTGCCCGCCCCAACCGCTGGAACTGGTCATGGTGCCGTAGCCCCAAATCTTAATTGTCCCGTCAGTGCGCTTAAAACTCACGCTGGGGTTGGTGTTCGTGATGGCATAAGCCTCCACATTGTTATTGCCACTGCCGCCGGAACTCCCGCCGCCAGCATAAGTCCCTGTCACACCAAAAATGCTCACACCGCTCTTAATGTTCCCGGCCACCAGGTTCGCATCACCTTTAATGGTCTGCGCACCGTTCAAATACTGGCTTGCAGCAATCGTCTGGTTACTGGTCGTTGGTGTATAAGTCGCAGCAGCTTTCTTGGTCACACCACTGCCCACATATGTAGTCGAAATAGCATTTACAGTCACCTGGCTCAATCCGCCGTATCCGCTGTCAGGTTTTACAGTCTGTGTACTTTCACTTGGCGATACAGTTTTGCTTTGCAAACTCACACTTCTGCTTCCACCACTGCTGCTGCCCGTATAAGTACCAGAAACTCCAAAAATACTCACACCGTTTCTAATGTTACCGGCGGTCAAATTGCTATCACCCTTAATCGTCTGGGTTCCATTCAAATACTGGCCGGATGCAATGCTCTGGTCACTTGTTCCTGGCGTATAAGTTGCAGCACTCTTTTTCGTCACGCCGCTTCCCACATAAGTTCTCGATACTGCATTTACTGTAACCTGGCTCAAACCGTCATAGCCATTGTCGGCCTTGATCGTCTGTGCGCTCTCACTGGGGCTAACCGTCTTGCTTTGCAAACTCGCCCCACTGGCACCACCAGTCACAAAACCGCCCTGCATATCTACCTGCGTACTTCCTAAATAAACTCCCATAAAAAATCACCACCTGCTAATTGTCACACTTGTTGCGCCCACACTGGCTGCCGTAATGCTGATAGATTTCGCACTGCTGCCATCCCATGCACCCTGGCTTGTCCCGTTCAGGTTAATCGTCAAAGCTGCATTCACCTTATTGGCGCTTGTTGCTGCACCGCCTGCACTGCTGGACCCAGCATAATTGTGGGTATGTCCCATAGCTGCCTTGCCATCAATCAAACCTTTCAATACCTTGCCCTGCGCTGCGCTCAAACTGTCGGTCGTACTGTCGCTGGTCAAATTGTTTTGGATGCCGCGCCAAGTGTTTGTGTCCTGTTCGGGTGGGGTGTATCCCAGTGCATTCTTTACATTGTCCGCTGTCACACTAAGCACGCCGCTGTTGTTTGTAATGTTCGCTCCGGTTTTCACGCCGCCCAACACACTGCTGGTCGCCGTGGGCAGACTGTATTTGTTCGCCCCTTCAGCAATCCCATCCAATTTTTTCTTATCGGCTGCGCTCATAAAGCCAGCCTCGCTCTGTGTAGCTCCCCCGTGCCCGTGGCTAATGGGCGCAAAAATGGTTTTCAGCTTGCCAAAAAAGTAGCTCAACCCCGCGTTACTCAAATATCCCACTTTACCACACCTCCTCTTGATTTAGTTTTTAAGATGCCAAAATGGTATCAATTTCAGTATTCTGGATCGCATCAATGGTAAACACCTGACCCAGTCCATCCCACTTCTCGCCATTCCAGGCATAGTTCATGCCATTGCCAACGTCGTATACATCGCCAATGATCTGGCCGCTGGTCGGCAGCTTGTCATAGCTTGCCACACTGCCTTTGTAACGGTACATAGCGGTAATGTCGCTCTTCAGGGCATAGGTGCTTGCCTCACCAAAAGCATCCAGTTTCTTCTTGTCGCCAGTGCTCATCAGGCCATGGGTGCCCTGGGTGGCATCATTGTAGGTGGTGTTGGTGCTGGGGATACCCAATGCCGTAATATCGCCCTTGGCAACCGCAGTTACAGCGCTCACATGTCCGGTCGCATCCACAGTAATTTTGTACAGGCCACTGTCATGTTCGGTATAGCTGGGGTGTACATACTTGTTGGCACCGGTAGCAATGCCGTCCAGCTTCTTTTTATCTGCGGCGGTCATCAAACCGTGTGCGCTCTGGGTTACATCGTTGTAAGTAGTATTGGTTGGGGTTGCCCAGGTGCCGTCACCGCGCAGATACAAACCCTGCTGCCCTTTGGCAGGTGCGTTCACCAGGCCGGAACTACCAGCCGTATCAGCAGTCGCACCCTTAAAGTTGGTATATGTGGTATCTTTATCGGCAACCCACTTGGCTGTACCATCGGCACTCCAGCCCAGGATCATGCCGTCAGAACCACCTACCGGGATGTGCTTGTTGCCGCTTGTGGCAGGGTGTACATATTTGTTTGCACCGTCCGCAACACCGTCCAGCTTCTTCTTATCGGCGGCACTCATCAGACCGGCGCTCGTGGTGCTTGCAGCTCCATAGGTGGTGTTCGGCGGGGTTGTCCAAGCACCGGTCGAATCCAGCCAGCGCTGCGCACCCTTCGTCGGGCTGGGCACCAGTCCGCTCTTGCCATCCGCATCAACCGTTGCGCCACTCATCACACTGTAGGTGGTATCCTTTTCGTTTACCCACTTAGCGGTGCCGTCTGCGCTCCAACCCAAAATCTGGTTGGCACTGCCGCCTGCAGGGATATGCTTATTCCCGCTGGTTGTCGGGTGGGTGTAATTCATCAGCCCGGCCAGCTTATTCTTCTCAGCAGTGGTAAAGTCGTTGGTCGAAAGTCCCTTTCCATCAATCTTATCCACCTTACCGGCCAGCAAAGCTTTAATTTTCTGCCAAAAATAAAGCAGACCGTCATAATTCAAAAATGCCATATTGTTTCCTCCTATTCGTCTTTGAATAAATTATCAATTTCGGTATTCGTAATCTCGTCAATTACAGCTTCCGGGTTTGGGGTGTTGATAATCAGTCGCCCATCTGCATCCGCCGTTACGCTCGTAATGCCGGTGCCGCGCACCTTTACCGTACCCTTTGCCATATCACCGTGTTTCAGCTCCAAATTGGCTTCTGTGGCATCAGCCTTGCTGGCCCCAATCGTAAAATCAGTATCATTCAGCATTACCCAACCAGAGTTATAAATATATAAATCTCCGGGCGGCAGGTAATAAATCTTCCCGGCCAGCGGGGCCAATGGCAGCTCACTCACTCGTTCCAGATCGCTCCCAATCCGAACTCGCCCACCGGCTGTGTCCCGGTAAGTGTTTCCCGTATCCAAGCAGCATACCAGCTGTCCATCCACAATAGGAGTTTTATCCAGCTGCGACTGTTGGATCTCGCATAAAGAAAGTTTTGACATCGTAAAACTCCTTTTTGTAACAATAAAAAAACCGCCTACCTGCGTACAGATAAGCGGTTTCGATTCAGTATTTAATTTGACAAATTTTGCATTGACAGTATAATAATAGCAGAACTAAGGCACCAACGTTTATTCCTTTTTGCCATATCTTCCTCATAGACGTAATAGGCGGTCAAACCTCCCATCTGCCGCAAGGCATTGTGGAGCGCCCTTACTTTGCCTTCCGGTAAATTTATTTTTGCCAGGAGGTGATGCTTATGCCGGATCTATCCTTTGTTGATACCATCGTCATTATTGGCGTTGTGTTCACTGGGGTACAAACTGTCGTAGCAGTTATCACGTTTTTTCGTGGTAATAAAAAGTAAAACCGCCCTGTCGCCCACAGAACGGTTTTTGCTATGATGGTTTAACTGTCATACATAAACTATAAACTGAGGTAGACCGTCTATGTCGGTGCCTTAGTTCTACTATTATTATATATTCAACATCGTTGTTTGTCAATACAATATAAAACCTTCGCTGCACAGTGCATGTTCTCCTTATTTCGCAAAACACTGGCTCCACAGCGAAGGCTATTTTTTATGTCAATTTGAAATAACTAACCGCTTGGCCGTCTCAGCCAATGGTCTTCCAGGTAATAGCGCCCTCAACAACCTTCACACGGGTATCCATGGCAGTGTTCAGGCCGTCAGCATACTCCTTGGCGGCATCACGGGCAGCATCAGCCTTGGTGGTTGCGTCAGCAGCGGCAGCAGCAATGGCCTCGCTCTTGGCGGCAGCCAGCTGTTCAGTGCCCACCTTGGCATCCCAGGCGGCCTTCTGTTCCTTGGTCACATGGATGTCGGCATTCGCAGTGTGTGTATCCAGGGCGGTCTGCACAGCCTTGATCTTTTTGTCAGCTTCAGCCTTGGTATAAGCATCGGGCACAGCAACATACAGGCCGTCTTCCTCCAGGGTAATGGAGTTGTCAGCCTTGGCGCTCACCTTCACCTTCACGCTGATCTTATTGTCGGTAGAAACAGTAACCTCAGCGGTGGAAGTTGCCAGACCGGTGTAAACATCAATCAGGCTGCCAACCGGGATTTTGATCACATCGCCGCTGGTAATGGTCAGCTCAATGTTTTTGTCCTTGGCATTATAAGTACCGCTGGTCACAACCAGATCCTTGCCAAGCGCAATGGTCAGTTCGTCGCCGCCAAATACCGGCAGCTTGATGGTGCGGGTGCTTGCGTCATAAGTCGGTGCATGCACAACGCCAGTCAGGGTGGTAGTAACGGGGTCGCCGCCCTTGGCAACACTCAGCACGCCCTCATTGTAGGTAACATCGGTAACAAACACACCCTTGCCGCCAACAACGCCCGCAATTTTGGCATCAACGTAATCGGCAACAGCCTTGGTGGTCGGCACATTGTCATCGCTGGCGCTGGCAGCCGGGATCTCAGTTACGGTGGCCTTGTTCAGCTGGATATAGCTGGTGCCATTGAACACATGCAGGGTAAAGTCGCTGGTGCGCACATAAACAACGCCCTGCACCTGGCCGGAAGCAGGCAGGGTGCTCACCAGCTTGCAGCTCTTGGTGTATTCAACTGCGCCCTTAAAAATCTGCAAAGTGTCAGTCAAAAAATACAGGGTGTCGTTGTCCTTTACCTGCAGGGCTTCAAAGTTAGCTTTGGTGCCATAATTAAATTTTACTTCTGCCATAATTATCTCTCCTTGAATTTCATGTTGTTTTTGTCGGTTAAAATTCCTGCCAAACAAATCCAGTGCTTGCAGTGCTGAACGGCTCAACAGCAAACTTCCCGGTGTCCAACAGCTGTACAATCCACGGCTCGTACTTGCCCTCGGTGTTTTTAATCATTACGGTCTGCCCGGCATAAGTGTCGCTGCTGTTGTTCAGCTGCTCATTGGCTTGCCCGTTGCTGTCAAAAACACGGGTACGGGGGCGGATCGCCTGTTTGCTCTTATCGTCACGGATGTAATAAAACTCCGATGTATCCTTGGTAATAACCAGGTCCTTCTCGTCAATAATTCCATTCGTAATTGCTGTATCCAGATTTTCCGCGTTACCATAGCCCAACTTGCTTGTGGTTGCCATTCTCCCAACTCCTTTCTCCATTTGTCGCTATATAGAAAAACGCAGGCGGCCAAGCCTTAAAACTCAACCACCCGCATATTTCCATCAGTTGTACTATCACCGCCGCCGGAACCGCCGCTGCTCTTGATCTCTACCGCATTGCCAATCGGGCTTCCGTTGGCGGTCAGCTGCAGCATGTCATTCTTGTAGCTCAGGTTGTCAGCCTTGCTGTTCATCATGGCGTTGCTCTTATCAATCATGGCCTTCAGCATGGCCTGCATCGCAATAATCCGCTGGTCCAAAGCATTCAGTGCTTCGTCCGGGATCGTGGCCGCCCAGTCGTAAACATCAACAATTTTAATTTCGCCCGGTCCAACCTTGCGGATATACTGGGTGGTTCTGCCTTCAACATCCATCTCAATGTTACCAAAGGTCAGCTGGAACTCAATCACACCAGCCTCACTGGTCAGCGCTGTGTCAAAGGGCAGCTTATATTCCAGCTTGTTTTTATACAGCTCGTCACTCAGCGTCAAAAACTCGGTGCGGTATTTCTTGCTCACCGGCAACCGGTATTCTAGCATCACTACATAGTCGCGCATGTCTTTGCCCTTATATTCCGGGTCAGCCAAAAAATGCAGGGTGTCTACCAGTTTGCTCTGCTGCATCACGCGCTCCACCACACTGGCGGTCAGGGTATTGTCCTCGTTAATCAGGATCGTGTACATTGCTCGTCTCCTTTCCGCCCACAATGTAGTCAAACTCATTGCGGCTGATTTTGCCCTTGTGCCACAGCGCATTTAGGGTTGCTTCTTTTAATCGGCGATCCAAATACAGCCGCCGCAAACTCTCCACAAAGTCGCTCATAGCACACCTCCTTCAATCAGGCTCAGGGTATAAGCATCAATAATAGCCTCAGGGGTTTTGGCCCCCAAGGCTTTCAGCTTGTCATATTCGTAAACACTGATCTCTTCCAGCTGCACGGTATCGTATCCTGCCGCCGGAATGTTATAGTATCCGTCCACATGCCAGATGTAGCGCCCATCACTGCTCACAATTCCTTCGGCATCATCTGCCGTGCAGTTCACCATAATCCCGTGTTTCGCCTGGTATTTCACAAAACTCAGGTGGTCAAGGGTATCAATCACCTGGCCGTTATATATCACCTTGTAATACATTTCGTCCCTCAACCTCCTTTACACGCTGAACATCACGCGCACGCCATGCTGCTCATTCGGGGTAACATAGCTGTAAATCTGGCCGTCTGCCGCAACCTGCAAAAAGTAATCTGCATACTGAACATTCGGGCTGCGTGTCCAATAAGTGGTGGCCGCGCCATCATCGTCATAGCAGATTCGGCTCTGATTATCTGTCATGTAACTGATCGTTGTACCTTCATAAATATACGGCTCACTGTTCATGCTGGGGTTCAGCTCATATGCAGCCGGTATAAAGAAGTAACAATCCGCCGTCACAATTTCCTTGGATGTTCCGCCCGCACTGGATGTCACTTTTACCTGCTGGATCAACTGCTGCCATCCAATCGGCAAGGCATTCGGCAGCCGCTTGTCCAGGTAGGTGCGCAGTGTTGCTGCGGGCCAACCGCCATTGTTGTAATAGCTGCTGGTAATCGGCATCTTGCGTGCCAGCGTATTTTTCGCCAAAAACGTCATTGCGCAGCGCTTGTTTGTATTATCGCTTAAATAAAACTGCTTAAATCCGCACATCTCATATTCGCGGGTTTCATGCGGCCATGCAGCCAGCTTCCGGCAGGCATTGTCGCCCAGGTCTGCATACCAAACTTTCGCCCAGTACACATCACCCTTGGCAAACCGTTCATATTCTCCGTCATCTGCCTTGGCGCAACCAAACACCAGCGTTGCATTGGTCTGCGTAATTCGTCCACGGTTAATCTCGGTGTAAACAATGTCGTCACCGTAAATATTAGCCGTATACACATGCAAGTTGTTTTCGCCCTTCTTGTGGCGCATTACCACCATGTCACGGGTTCCAACTGTGGCAGCTGTTGCGCTTTCAGTGCCCCAACTGATCTTGGCTCCATTATTGTTCCAAATGCGGATACCGTTCATGCCGTTGGTTTCAAAACACTGCATCAGCACAGCATTGGCCGTATCGGTTGTGGTCATCCGATAATCTACCGCCAGCACCCAGTCCCGGTCTTCCTTCAACAACTGCGCACCGGTGTCCACATAGTTGGTGCCATCAAATGTCTTTTTCTCGTTAATCAAAACCTTCTCTTCAATGTCAGAGTAGCTAAAGTCGTTGCCCATCGTAATGGTCACAGCGTCCTTGGGGCTAACCACCTTATTCTCCACACCAACCTTTTTCATTGCGTAAATCTCAACCGGGCGCAAACTGCCAATCTCTTTGCCGTCAAAATAACCAGAGGTATATTCGCAGCTGTCATATACCGCATTGATGTCCTTGTCTCCGTTCACATATCCGCCCTTGTCCCAATGGTCAAACAGGTAGAACTTATAGGCACCTTCCTCCGCCGTGTAGGCCGGGGTATCACCTTCGTACAACACCATGCTGCCATAGGGGGCAACTGTTTTCTGCTTTTCCGCACCATTGTTCAGGTAGCGCACGGTATACTTCCGCACACTCTCGGTATATTTGGCCGTTACGGTCTGGTTGGTAAATACTGTAACAAACTCTGTGTCCCATCCAGCATAGGTAAAGTCAGTGCTCACCGTACTCTTCTTGGTCGGCTTCGGGATCGGCTTCTCCGCACGGGTCACAGGGTCAACAGCCTTACCACCCTTGTCAATGTACTGCACATCCAAAACTGTGTGCTCGTCATCATCATTCACAAAGGTCCAGGTAAACTGTTCCACCAGCGTGTTGTAGCTGATCTTCAAATCCGGCCACTGTGCATTAAACTCTGCCAGCTTCTTTTCACGCATAATGGGCACATGTACCTTGCCCTCCAATACAGAGTGCTCGGTGTTATAGCCGTTCTCATCCAGGCCGGTCATCGTGTACAGCCGGTCAAGCAGCGCTGTGTCCTCGCATTCCCAATCAAGGCCAGTCAGGCGCACGCGGTTCAAACCTGTGCATTTTTCCAACATAGCTTTCAAGTCAATGGTCGGGCAGCTTTCCACAACCAGTGTGGTCAGGTTCTCATAGCCGTCAATCTTCAAATTGGTCAGGTGGTTCAGGTTCTGTGCCGTCAGGCTTGCAATCGCAGGCAGTTCAGCCTTTTCAATCTTGCCGCCCTTGGCAAATGCCACACCGGTAATACCGCTGCCGCCGGCATAAAAATCGATCAGGTTTACACATCCCGCCAAGCTGATGGATTTCTTCAGGTTTGGCACATTCTGCAAATTCAGGTGTTCCAGCAGCGTATTGTTGCCAACCGCAAAGTCGGTCATGTTTGTGTTGCGGTAGCCTTCGGTACCGTTGCCAACCTTCAAGTCGGTCAATTTCGCACCATGGCTAAAATCAACATACCCAGGGTAAAACCCACTAATGTCGCCAATGCTCTGTATCAGGCTGGCATTGTAAACATAAACCTCGGTATCGTTCATGGCTGCAATCGGGCACTCAATCGTGTAGGTCTGGCCGCGCTTACCACGCATTTTTACCGGGTTGGAGCCATACAAAACACTCACATAGGTATCTGCATACGGGCGGATATGGAACGTACCGTCCGGCTGCACACCTGTCCAGTTGGTCGGGGTATAGCCGCGGATCGTCATATCATCAGCCGTGCAGGTCGTACCGCTGTACTTGCTCGCAATATACTTTTCCTGGTACTTCTGGTACTGGCGGCGCTGGTGGCGCTTATTGCCGTGCATCATCGGCAGGTAACTGGTCGTTCCATTGTCTTCATAGGTGCGGAAATATTTGCGCCGCATGTCCATGATCCAAAGTTTTTCGGGCTTTACATCCTGGTACGCCTCAATCTTGCGCAAAATACGGTTTGCACTCCAGGCCAAAGCGCTCTCACGGTTCAGGTACATCTTCTGCAAATCGTCCGCAAAAAGATCTCGTACCTTGCACCACAGCTTGCTGTCTGCCGCGTTAAACACGCTCTTGGTGCCAATGGTGTCGGTATCCTCATAGCCGTAAGTCAGTGTCAATCCGCCCTCATTGTCGTTGCCCTGGCAGGTATCGTTATCATAATCCATGCAAAAATCCCAATGGATCAGATCTTCTGTGTGGGGGGAACACATTCTTGGCGCGGTTATCCACCATTGTGTGGCGCTCAGTGAACAGATAATAGAACAGTACACTGTCCTTGATGAAGTGGTCCTCAAAGTGGGCCTTAAACTCTGCATCATCTGCATTTACTACCCAGGTCAGCAAGCTCTGCCAGGCATTCTTTGCTGCCTGTATTTCTTCCTCGGTACACTTTTTGCTAATATAGCGGAACTCAAAGCTGTGGTCTCCGTCCCAAGTTTCCTGGCTCAAATCATCACTTAAAAAGCGGGTCTGGGCATCGGTGTTGTTGTCAATTTCAACAATAACTTCCTTGTGGTTTGCGGGGTCCATGCCCTGGGTGTCATTGTTCTTCTTGCTGTTGCCAATATCACCGCAAGCGTAAAAATGCCACTGGCCGTCCTTAAACACCGTCGCGTTCTCCACGTCCGTCTCCTGGATAAACACCACGCATGGGTAAAACGCCATCGTGTCGCGCACCTTCGGGTTCTCTTTCTTCGCCTTGCGGATATATGGGTTAAACGTGTTGTAATCATCTGCAATGCAGGCGTTATTTGCGTTTTCAGAGCTTGCAATGTTTACCTTGATATTAAAATATTTCTCCGGGATACTGTTCTCTGTCAAGGTATAGGTACTGCCGGTGCTATCGTCGCCAAACGTAAATCCGCCGGAACAGTTAATGTCAATGTTTCGGCCGCTCTCGCCATACGCATTGGAGCTGGTGCCCTGGCCTTTATGGCTGCCGGTCGCGGTCCAGTTATCCTCCACAGCGCGTCCGTTCTTGTAAATCTGCTGGATGGTGGTATTAAAAACCTCATTCTTTTTGCCGGTCGTAAAGGTCGGAGCACTGATCTTGATAATGCGCAGGTCCGGGCACTTCTCGGCCAAAAGGTCAGCATCCAGTTCGCCGCTCACGTTGGTAATATCGTTGCGGTTATAGCGTTCAATCATCAGCTCGGCGTTCTTGGCATCCGCAATAAAGTTGTCCAGGATCTCATCGTCCGACAGCTCCATGCCGTAGGTTTTCATGCGGTATACCTGTACATCACAGTCCGCAGAGCCAATCGTAATGCCAACCGGACTTGCTTGTGTAAAGTTGTCGCTTGCATCGTACAGTTCCACCTTGCAGGGGATACCGTCGCACCATAGCACCATCTCTTTATACTTGCTGTCCGGCAAAATATTGAACTCAAACTCCAAAAAGTCATCTTCGCAAATCGGCAGCTCAATGCGGTTCTGCTGGCTGGTCAGGGTAATTTTCTGTGCCTGTACCGTCAAACCAACGTTGCCATTTGCGCAGGTTAGTGCCGTAGCATCGTAGTCTCGCACATTGGTGGTCTTAAACACCAGCTTAAAGTTCTTACCCTTCTTTTTGGCATCGTCCGCAAACAGCTTATAATCCAGCGTGGCGGTAGTTCCGGCTTTCACGCAAAAGTAAGTATCGCCGTCCTCATCAATCTGGTAGCCGCCATTGCTCCAGTCAAAGTTGTCGCTTACCGTCATCGCAGTATTGCCATCGGTCCACAGGCGGTTTTCGTCTGCATTGGTTCGGCCAGCCGGGTTAAAGTCAAACATCAGGTTGGTCTTCACCGGCTCAATGTTAATACCCAGCTCGGTAATTTTTACATTGATAGTCTTTACCGTCTCGCCGCAGGTAATGGTCAGCACATGGCTGCCAATCTCACTGCTCTTGTACGTCCAGGTCTGTTTGGTACGTCCTACCGTCAGCTTGCTGGCAACAATGCCGTCCACAGCCAGGGTCACATTGGTGTTGCTGCTGGCCGGGTCATACACGGTATAGCTGATCGCAACATTGCTGTACTGTTTGGCACTGTAATCCAGCACGGCGCAACTGATAATCGGGGTATTATTGCCCTCTTCCACCCACATAATATCGTGGCGCAGGGTGTTGCTTGTTACCTGTTTGCCATTGATCTCCGCCGTCATGCTCACTTCCAGCAGGTGGCTGCCGTGCTTCTGGGTGGGCAAATTGTAGGTCATCTGGCGGCCTGTCACTGCAGTGCTTGTTCCGCCAATCGCCTTGCCATCCAACTTAAAGCTGATGTTTTTGGCAATATTGCCATACGGAGTAAACCGGTAAGTTACTTCGCCGGAATAAAAAAGAGAGTCATCAAAAATGCTCTCCAAATAAAACTCAACAACATTAACCGACCAGTTCTTGCTGCCTACACTGCCCATGCTGTCCGTAACCTGCAGCCGCACGGTGTTGTCACCGCTATGCAAGTATTGCGTCACATCAAAGGTGTTCTTGCCCTGGATGATGGTTGTGGTTGCCACCTTGGTGTTGCCCACATACCAGTTGCCAGTTGCATTGCCGGTGTCATCGCCAGCATTGTCCACACTCGTAAACTTAAATCCGATCAATGCACTGTCGCCCTGAACTACCGTCAGGCTGCTGTCACCAATTCGTTCAATGGTAATGGTGCTGGTTGCCTCACCGCCGCCACCGCCACCACCTTTAATGGTAACAACAGTCTTGGTTGTGCCGTCTTCCAACAGGCTCAAATGACCGTCATCACTGGTGTAAGTAATGTCGTACTCATGGCCGTTGCTGGGCTTAATATCTTTGATCTTTTCCTGGATTTCTGCAATGTCACTGTTGGCCGTATCCACACTGCCCTGCAAAGCTGTCACGGTATTCTTGGTCACAGTCAAATCATTGGTAAATCCATCCAGAGCAGTTTTGTCTGCCTTATCAGCTAACAGTTTGTTGGTTGCTTCCTTATTATAATAATCACTCTGCAAGGTGTTCGGCAGGTCGCCCACACTATCCTGCAAAGCTTTCACAGCCTCGTTGTTGCTGGTCTTATACTCATCCAGTGCTGTGCTTACCGGGTTTACCGCTGCGCTGATCTTAGCATCCACCGTCTTGCCATATGCGGTCATCCACTCTGCGCTGGGGTCGGTGCTCAAGGTTACAGTTTTAATCACTGCATCGCCGTTATAAAATGTTAAAGCACGGGTGCCCGCATCATACGCACAGTTAAAAGCCGCCAATCCGTCAATCCCAGAAATCTTGCCTTCCAACAGTGTAACAAAGCCATCCACTTCTTCCTTGTTGTAATACTTGGCAAGCTCCGTGGTCAGCTCAGTTTTCTTAGTGTAGTTGGTGTCAAGGTCACTCTGCAGCTCCTGTTTAATTCCTGCTGCTGCATTCTGAATCTTATTATCCACACCCGCCGCAGCGTTGGCTGCATCCTGGGCGCTGGCCTGTGCGGCACTGGCATAGCTGGAAGCCTGGCCAACCTTCTCGTCCATCAGGGCAACAAAGCTTGTGTACCAGTCGTTATCCGGTTCCACCATCTTGGTGCCACTCAAAGCCTCCAAGATATTCAACTCGCCGTCTGGTCGTGTGCGCCACATATAGGTTTCGCTGCGTTCATTTACACCGGTTGCAGTGATCTCAAAGCGCACGGTTCCCTTCTTGCTTGTCACACTATTTGTAACCAGCCAATAAAACCGGATCGTATCATCGTTGTAGGTAACATTGATCGGCGTGGCATATGCTTCCTGCCCGTCCACATTCAGGTAATGTACCTGCAGCATCATCTGCATCAAATCAATGCCGTCATATCGCCGCGGCATCTTAAACGGGATCACCTGGCTGTTGGTTTCCTGGGTAATGTTGATCTGGCTCTCGTCCATCACAACATTTTTCATCTCGTCAATGCTCGAAAACGCATCGTCGTTATATTGGCTGTACCACAGGTATTTTTCACTGCGGGTGTAGCCGCCGTCATCATTGGCCTGCGCCTCCGGCATATCAGCCATCGTGACCATGGGGGCAGCCTCAGCCTGCAATGCCACTGGCTCTGCTTTGGCTGCCATCTCAGCCGCCATCCGTTTCGACTCTTCAAAACTTAATGCCATGTTTTCCTCCTCCCCTTTCTATTTTTTCAAACAAACAATACAATATGGGCGTGGCACTTATCGCCATCGCTGTTCAGCTTCACGCGCCATTGGGTGTACACTGTGGATGTGTTCAAAGCCTGCTGCTTGTATACAGCCTGCAGTCCGCTTCCGCTGTCCCACACGTCCGTCCAGTTGCTGCCGTCGTTGCTGGCCTGCACCCACACTCGGTTAAGTCTGTTTTCTGTTCCGGTCTTACTCACACTGACCACAACCCATGCGTGCTGGCAGCCGCCAGTCGTCACCACGTTGCTGTAATGGTCGCCATTGGTTGTATCCTTATCAATCGTTGCAATTCGGCCTCCGGCTTTACCAGTCAGGTCGGCAATGCTTTCGCCGTTCACAATCTTATCTTCTGTGCAGCCAATCCCTTTGCGGAAATCGGCCAGGTTCACGCGCACTTCCGGTGCCCAAAAATTACCGTCACTTTTGTATGCACCCTCGTCAATATTACGCAGCGCAAAATACTCGCTGTCGGTTCCAAAACCCATGTCATGGGCAAAGCCATAGCTGCGCCTGGTCAGGGTACCCTGCGTGCAGTTGCCATTCTTATCAATAAACTTCTTGTCGCTGGCCACATCATTGGCGGTTGCCGCATTGGTGGTATCATCCTCCAACAGGGCTTTGGCCGCCGTGCTTGCGGTTCCCCACAGCCACATCACGTTATCGTAATAGCAGCCACTGTAAATATCGTTGGTTTTCTGGTTATCTGTGGCTACACACAGCCGGGTCACACCGTCCTTTTTCTGCACGGTCATCTTGGTGCTCTCGCGCTCGCCGCCTTGCAGCTGGGTCGTGGCAGAATAAGTCTTGATAGATCCTTTCACCAACTTGCCATCTACCCAGGCAGTTTTTCCTTCCAGGATAGATTTTTCATCCGCAGTGCCCGGCGTATTGCTGCCCAGCCCGCTTGCGCTGATTGCACCGCCGCTGTAATAGCCGGCCTTGATCTGGTAGCTTTCGCCGTTGGCCAACTCTGCCGTTACATTGCCGTAATTCTGCATGGTGCCGGTTTTCAGGGTTTTGTTCTTGCTGTAAAATGTCTGTCCTGCCAGCACCTGGTCCGGCAAAGCAGTTGTGGCAGCCAGCTTGGAAGCCCCAATGCCGCTGCCGTTAGTAAAATTTACAATGTTTCTCCTCGTATCGTACTGAAAAATCACCCACTGCCCAGCACCAATCGCACCGTCACCCAGTTTCTCTGTGCCGCAGTAGGCGTTGCTGGTCATGTCTTTGCCATTGATCACCAGTCTGTGCCCGTCACTGAACGCCGTGGTAAAATATGCTTTGCCGTTGGCTGCGTTGCTGTAACTGCTGCCGCTCTTGCATGTCAGGGTATGGGTCCCGCCGCTGTAACTGTAGCTGTATTCATGGATCATCATGTCGGGGTCAAACTTGCCATCAATGATGTAATTCACCGCTCCGGCATAGTGCTGTTCCAATGCAGTAATCGCATGTTTCACATGGTTAATGTCCGCCGCTTTAATAATGTATTTGCGCAGGCCGCTGTTCTGGTTCAGGTAATTGCTGGCCTCGGTATACTTGCCGTCTGCCAGGTACTTGGTGTACTGGGCTGCCGCTGCGGCATGGCCGCTGTCCAGGTCGGCATTGTCTTCAAACGTATCAATGCCTTCCGGGAACTTTGTATAGGTATCTGCCATTGCTTATCACTCTCCTGTCTCATCTTTTACAGGGTACGGGTAATACGGGTAAAACCTCATCAGCGTCACATCCATCGTTCCCTGCCCCAAGCTCTTATCAATCTTTTTAATAATAAATTGCACGGCTGTCTTGCCGCCCATGTAACGCGGGCAGTATTCAACCTTGGTGTTCACATCCAGCCACGGCACCAGCAGCATCTTCACCGTAATGCTATCGGTCAATCGCGCCCGCTTCCATAGCTCGTATTCGGCCACATCCAAAATGCCGTCATCTGTGGTGTAATTGTCGTATTCACCGCCGCTCAAAACCACATTGCGTCGGCCAATTCGTTCAATACTGAACGGGCTGTTCAAAAACTGGTCGTCCTCCTCATACCCTTCAATATTCGGGTTGGCGGTACTCACAACTTCCAAATTCTGGCAGTTCTCAGTTTCTTTCAGCTTGTCCAGCTCTTCCTCGCTCGGTTTTGCATCTTTCAGCATCACCATGGCGTGCGGCTGTACCTGCCCATAAAAATAAAAGCGCCCTTTGCCGCCATTCTCATTCGGGGAATAATCGGCATCGTAGCGCACCACATATTGTACTTTTGGTTTCATGCAGTCCTGCTTGGCCTTTTTGTTATTGCCGGCTTCATCTGTGCTGATGGTATACAGGCTCAAAACATCGGTCACAACCGCATCGCTGCTCTCTGTTGCTTTGGCGCTGATCTTCATCTGGTACCCTTTGTCGGCATCGTACAGGTCGGCCACATTGTCCGGCGGCGTAAACAAAATCAGCTTCTTACCGCTCAATGCCAATCCAACCACGTTTAATGTTATGGTTTTCTTTGTCGTGTCCACCACCAGGTCTGTGCAGCTCACATCTGGGCTTGCCGCAGCGCCAAACACCTCTACGCAGTTTCGCACCTCGCTGTAATCCACCGTTGCGTCTTCGCTGATGATCAAATCATTGAACACATCGGCATTCAGCACCAGCGGGTCATCCTCACAGCTTGGGATCTGCTGGCATTTGAACACATCATCCTCAAAAAATATTTCAAACGGGTAATACAAATCCCGCAACTGTGTCAAAATTGTCCACACACTGGTCGCCGCATAAAACTCCTGGTCATAAGGGATCGTTCGGTTCCAATATTCTACAAATACTTTGTTGATCCCCACTTCCTGTAATAGCTCCACCATTGCCCTGCGGATTCCGCCCCCGGCCTTAAACACGGTTTTAATACCTGTCAGCTGTCCGGCCAACGTGTCATTCAGCATTGCCGTCAAGTCCATACAGTTAATGGTCAGGCTCCGGGTCTGCGTGTCATAATTGTATCCGTTCTGGCTGAATACATATACCCCCTGGCTGTACCAGATAATATCGTCCAGCATCGGGGTTTTCACACCAATGTAAATCCAAACGTACTTGTTCATCCACTCGCTCTCGCTGTACTGGCTGATCGCATGTTTTTCGTCCAGCACAATGGTCGAAGTGTACGTTCGCCGGATGTCCGCATCTGCATCTACGGAAATTCTTCCCTCGGTCGTAATGCCCTGCAAACTGTCAATCGTCTTCATCCGGTCGTTCAGCAGGTCAATGCGGGTGTACAGCTCAATGTTATGGGAGTATAAGGTTCGTATGTCTTCTGTGCTTGGCACATACATCGCGCATCAACTCCCTTCAATATCTTCTGCAATAAACCCGTTGCGGTACAAATCGGTGCTGCTCTCCAAGCTGCCAATCTCCACAAAATCAAACGCCACGGCAACCTTGTCATAATGGTCACTGTAGCTGATACTCGGCTGGTTAATAATGTTCGCCATCCAGCTACGTCCGTCAAACAGCTTCAAAATCTTCGGCTTCTTGTTGGTACACCAATCCACAAACTGCTTGCGGTACCGGGCACCGCCATCCCCGTCATAATCATCCGTGTCAAAACTGTATTTCAGCACAGTGGCCGTAAAATTGCCCTGCTCATAGTTCAGGTCGCTGCCGTAAATCACATACGGGTAACGGCTGCTCATAGTTTCCACCACACTGTTTGGCTGTGTTCTGGTCGTGCTGGTCACGCTGGCATCAAATAACAGGTGGTAACTAATGTCTCCGTCCGTCAGCACTGCACCATCAAAGCTGCTCAAAATCTTGTTCGTGAACATATCCTGCTCGGCATCGTCAATAATCGGCACAAACGCATACTCATACTCGGTGTTGCGCCCATCTGCGTACCAATCAATGTGTACCCAGTTGTTCAGTTCTTTTTCCCATTCCTTCAGGGTTTCATCATTCACCGGGGTTGGCCGGTGCTTGGTCGCCAGGGTGATCCAGTTATAGGTTCCAACCCGGCGTCGTTTTAACCGCATCTCGCTGATCTGTTCTGCCCGGTAGCGCAGGTTGCCACCCAGGGTATCACCGTTAAAAGCCGCATAAATGGCCGTCTGGGCCTGCCATCCATTGTCCAGATTGTACTTGCCGTAATCCTTGTCGGCATCGCGGCTTAACAGCAGGTCATCATAAACACCGTTCTGCAGCTTCAACACATTCAGCGCCTCATTATAGGGCGGGTATGGCAAAATCGCATTCTGCCCCATCAAAATATCGGCTCCCACAATCATTCCACACCCCTCCTTTACTCCCAGTGCAGCTCAAACAGGCCGCCCTGGTTTTTCAAATATACCTTAAACCATCCAGTCGGCGCACTGGTTTTTACATTGCTCTGCAAACAGTATCCGCCGCAGGTCAGTTCCAGGTAATAACATGTTTTCTTTTCATTCGTCTGGTAGTTGTAGGCATTGCTGCTGTAATCGTCCGCAATGTCGCGGCGGCACAAAAACAACTTCAAAGCATACGGATCTTCATCCATTGTCGGCATACTGATCCCGTTACTCCGTTTGTTCCACAGCCCAATCAGTAGCTTGTTCCAGCGGTCGCTTCTCATGTTCAGCCCCAGGGCATAGCTGCTGTCCACCACGCTTCCTTCTTCCACATGGCTGCCCTGTACCTTAAATCCGTCTTTGAACGTCATGTCGGCCTTAACCGGGTCGGTGTCGTTCACCGTCAGGTCTACTGCCTGGTCCCCGGCCGATCCGCTTACATAGTGGTAATCATCCTTGTTGTCGTTGCGGTCCTTGCCCTCAATCGTCACAACATAAGATTTTACCCAAATGCAGCCCTCTTCATAATGGTTTTCCAGCGCCACCGCCGCATAGCCGTCACCGCCCACATAGCCAATCAGCAGCTCACAAAATCCAGTGTCCAGCTTCATGCCGTGCTGGGTAATGCCCTGTGCTCTGGCGTAATAAGTCGTGTCATTGCGCAGGTTGCTGATAATATACGCCTTATCCGGCACCCGCAGCGTCTCGCTGCTTTTCACCAGGCTCTTGCTGGCATCATACAGTTCAATCGTATATTCGTTCAGCTCTTCGCCCTGGGTGCTCTCATATTGCACTGTAAACTCAAAAGCACTGTATTCAATGTTGGTTTTGTCCTTGGTGCTAATCTCTTTGAACTTAAATACTGGTGTCTCCACACAATAAAACAGCAGAATGTCGCTCCATTCGCTCCACGCACTGTCTTGGCCGCACACCCGTACCTTAATGCCAAACGCCGCGCTGCTGTTTGTAATGCTGCTGGCCTTCAAAGTAAACTCGGATCTCTGGGTACTCACCTCACCGCTCTGGTAAGTTGGGCTGCCCAGTTCCTCTGCACTCATGGCATTGGCCCAAATTTGCGCCTCCACTTTGGTAATCACACCAATGTATCGGAACCGGAATGTATAATCTTTTGTCGCATCAAATGCTGATACGGTATATAATGCTGGTTTGCTCATCCTCCCGCCACTCCCCTCCCTCTCTAAATAACAAAAGCCGCCCAACCAATCAAGGTCAGGCGGTTATTCTTATCGTTCAATAACGCTATTAGCTTATATTTATTTTACGTTTTCTTCCGGCTTATCCTCTGCTGCATCAACCGGTGTTTTCTCGGCATTTTCTGCCGCAGCCTTCTTAGCCGCTTTCATCTCTTCTTGTATCGCGCTCTTGCGGATATTCTGCACATCACGCAGCAAACTCTCCAAAATCAACTCCACTGCATACGGCGGCAATCCAACCTGGTTCACACCGTCACAAATGTAAGCCTTCAACTGTTCACACTTCAAATTAAAATTTTCCATCATAAAATCTCCCTAAAATTAAACCAAAATGCCGCCAATAAACCGCAGCCCATGCTGTTTCAGCTTTACATCGGTCACATAACCCTGCGCATTTTTTACAAGCTCAATACCATAAATAAACGGTACAGCCTGGGTATTTGCGTCAAGAGTGGTCACTTCTTTGCTGCCGTCCCAGCCTAAAGTTTGGCCGCCCCAGTTGGTGGTGCCATCATAAACATAAAAAGATGGAACGCTACTACCAGTTTTATATAACTGAATGTTTCCACGAGACTGAATTGTTGCAAACTCAGACACAAGCATTCCAGAATCTCCATTTTTTTGTCCTGTAAGCGTTCCACAAGAATAATCAGAACTATTTTCATCGGGGATTATAAATCTAATATTTTTTGTAGACAACCCCCAGCTATCCAACGTTGTGCTTTCAAACTTATTATCGGTCCCTTGAAGCAAATCTTCATCTTTGAATTTGAAAGTAATTTTATATTCACTTAAAAAGCTTTCATAATAAGAAGCAAATGCTGCTGTAGATTCTGAACCTTTAATCGTTAAAGCGCCTCCAAAACATGGAGACCCCTTATAATCATGAGTCTCTCCATAAAGATGCACCAGCACAGTGTCTTCATTTTTAATAGTTATAGAATTTTTATCAAATGTTGTATCAAACTGCCCATCAGTCGTATGAACTACTGAATTATCCAGATCAAAATAAACGCTTCCATCCTTGGAGCTAATCTTACCAGTTTTAATCAGGTCAGAGTTAATCTCACCAGACTTAATATAGGTCGCATTAAAATACACATTGCCATCCTCAATAAACATGCCCTGGCTTGCTCCATTATTGGTCAACCGGTTAAAGATGTCCTCCTGCGTCAGCTTCTTATCAACCGCATCAATCACTTCGTCCTTGTTCGTGTAATTGTCTTTCTTGCCCCAGTCTCCGGCATCATATGCCTCGCCTTTCGCCTTGGGTTTTCCACAAACAAGCACTTCTGCCCCCGTGTACCAC